CCTGCCGACCAGATGGCGCGCCATTTCCTTGAAGTGCTCGAACCGGAATTCCCGGCCATCGGCGGTCTGCCATCCCCACATGCCGAACAGAATCAACAAGTCTTGCTCGGTAGGCTCCGCGCTAGCGGCAGGCTGCGCGGCCAGCGTAGCGCGCAAGCCATTGCGCGACCAAAAAGCATCGCCAGCCTTCCCGTAGCGGGCCAGTGCCTGCACTCGCTCATAAACGGCATCCCATGCCTCGCGGACGTTTTTCAGGTCGTCATCGGCCACGCCTCGGCCTTCCATCCACTTCTGCCCGCCATAATGCCGGATCGCGGCCAGAACCCCGCCAAGCTCGTCGTCGGTTTTGTACTGCTCAGGCTCCGCGCTCGCGGCAGGCTGTGCACGATCAAGCGCCTTGCTGGCCGTTCGCGCGTCGGCTAACAGGTCGCCCGTATCCAGGCCCGGCACGATTTTTTCCACCAGCTCGGTAAGCGCGCGTTCCATCGCATCATCGGCGACGGGTCTTGGCCACGCGCTCTGTGCAGGCTGCAATGGTGCCGAAGGAGTGCAATCCGGGCACGGCTCTGCATTCAGGATGTTGCCGACTGCGCCTTTGTCGCCACAGGTGAGGCACGGCCCCCCTAAATGATCGGCGGCAGGTTGCGCGGCCAGGGCGGCGGATAGGCGCTGCACTTCGCGGCACAACGTGAGGATGTCGGATCGTGCATCGTCTAGCGCGCAATAGATTGCCGCCGGAGATTGTTCCAACATCGCGCTAGGGTCGCTGGCCATCCATCGTTCGATCCCCCGACGTAGCTTGCATTCAGCCATTGCTTTCCCCTTTCGTAGCGGACAGGGCAGCGCACCATTCCGCGCGCGTGATCGTGATGCGCTCGACGGGAATGGTGTTACCGCTGGAGAATTTCTCAGCCACCAGGTTATGCAGGCCACCCCCTCCGCTCTGCTGGCGGTCGTAAGTCTCGCGTGCAAATTTTCCTGCATGCCATGCATGTCCTGGGGCGTCCCCTGTATAGCTTCCAAGCGATTTTCCCGAGAAACCGTCGCGCCAATACTTCGCCAGATAGTCGCTATGCGGGTTGATAGGCAGCGCAACATCCCCCGCGCCCCTCGCGGGATTCTCGGCCGCTGGCGCGGCGAGTTTGTAGTGAGCTTCCGCATCGCGCCAGCCTTGGCAGTAGTAGACTCCCGGCATTTCGCCGCGAGTGAATTTCACGTTCGCAGTGATGTGGTCGTCCAGCCAACCGTCGGCGACCAGCTCCCGCGCCTCGGCGCTGGCCTGGGGCGCGGCGTAGAGAGGCACCCATTCCCCGGGCCTCTCATCGCGGAGCATCTTGCCCAAGTTGGAGTTGTTATGGTGCGGCCCTTCGTACAGCCCGCCGCGGCACGGCCGATACCAGAACAGCGGCTCGCCCGCTGCGCGCAGCGTGGTGCCGGCCTTGGCCAATTCACCCGCCCATCGCTTCACGTCTCCAAGCAGTCGCTCAGCCCGTTTCGGGTCCCGCGCCATGCATTCAGTGATCTTGGCCAAGGTCGTGTTGATGTTTTCAAGCAAGATGTTCATGTGGTATCACCTCCGCGCACGGCCAGCGCCGTCGCAATGGGCCGCACCCAGATAGGCGTGCTGGACAGTTGGAAGGATTCTCCGGCGCGCGCCAGCAGGATGGCCCGGCCGATCTCTTCGGCCATGGCCTTGGCGGCCTTCTTAGGCACAGCGTTCCCGATGCGTTCGCGCCAGGCCTGGTCCGAGCTGCCGTGCAGGATGAACTGCTCGCCGGCCTCGGCATAGTCGTCGGGGTCGTAGAGGCTCTGCAGGGCGGCGAGGTCCAGGGTGGTGAATGGGCGGTGCCAGGTGCCGTCCAGGGCGCGGATCACGCACACCAGCTTGTCGGTGGCCTCCGGCAGCCGCCAGTCGGCAACGCTCCAACGGCCGTTGTCGTGGCACGCCGACGCCGACACCGCGCCGGACGGCTCCGCCGGGTCCACGACGCCGTAATGGCCGGCGGTCAGGTAGTTGTCGCCGCGGCCGCGCTCCATGTTCGGGCGAGGGTCGGCCACTGCGTAGGCTCCGTTGGCGTTGCCGGCGATGACCGCCCGGGAAGGATCAGACCAGTCCGACACCGGATATTTGCCGTGCTGCTCAGCCGACGGGCGGCCTCCAAGAGGATCGGCCACGCACTGGCCCGTGCCGTGGGCACCGGTTACGGCGCGGGCCTGGCCGTCGAAGGGCACGATGCGGAACTCGTTGGAATGCTTGGCCGGGCCGGCATGGCGGGGGTCCGCGACGCTGAAGCTGCCCTGGCCAGGCGATTTAACGCCGATAACTGCGCCGGACGTGTCCGACATGCTCAACACGCCGTACTGCTGGTATTGGCTGGCGCCCGCCGCGGCGCGAGGGTCCGCAACGGAGAAGCGGCCGTTGCTGGGCAGGGATTCGCCCGCCACGGCGCCCGTAGGCGCTTCCCAGGCGTTGACCCCATAGCCGGCCGAGTAGACCTCCTGGCGCGGGTCGGCGATGCTGTAGGCGCCATTCGTGGGCCCACAGCGGCTCGATACGGTCCCGCTGGCATCTTCCCAGCGCTGCACGCCCAGGAAGCCATGGTGGGCCTCGGGCACGATCAGGTAGTCGCGCAGGTGGCCGTTCTCGACGGCCAGCCGGTTCAGGCTACGCCAGTCCTTGCCGGCCTCGACGAAGGCCAGGCGCACCCAGGTTTTCCAGTTCAGGCTGGGGATGCGGTGCATCGGGCCCATGGCCGGGTCACCCGGGCGCCCGTAGCGGCTCAGCACCTCGCCCACCGACCGCAGCGCCCGCTTGGGCGGCTCGTAGATGAAGGGCGGCACTTTGTCGGCGTGCCTGGCGATCAGCAGGAAGCGCTTGCGGCTCTGGGCCAGGCCGCCCAGCTCGCCGCAGTCGTGCGTGGTTTCGCGCACCACGTAGCCGTAATGGCGCAGCATGCCGGTGATCTGTTCGAGCAGGTGCCGGCCTCGCGTGGCGATGCGCGGCACGTTTTCGAACAGGATGACCTCGGGCGGATCGTCTGCCCAGGCCTCCAGCATCAGCCATACGCCGCGCAGCGTCAGGCGGTTCAGGGCCTGGTACTTGGCGGTGGTGCTGCGGGTCTCCGACAGCAGGCCGGAGAAGCCCTTGCAGGGCGCCGACAGGAAGACGATGTTCGGGCGGTGGCCGTTCGCCGCGGCGCGCACGTCGGCCGGCATGGCCTCGATCCAGCCCGGGCCGGGCTCCCGGCCGTGGAAGTCCAGGTACTGGCTGCGGTCGAACAGGTCGCGCACGGTGCCGCGCACGCCCGTGAAGTGGTAGAAGTCCTCCGCGCCGGCCGGGTCAACGTCCATGCCGCCGATGCAGACCATTCGGCCGTGCAGGCCGGGAATCTCCGGGCGTGCTTCCTGGAAGCCGGCAGCGCCGCCGCCCAACCCGAAGAATAGGTGGAAGTGGTTGATGTCGGTGATCAATGTGACACTCCAATGGGGGCGCGGTACGATCCATCTGCGCAACTTGGCGTATGGAGACAAAAATGGAAGACGGCTGGATCCATCAGTGCACCGGAAGTTCTGAGGGTTGGGAGTACGTAGTCGAGACACAGGAACGTGGCGGAACGCATTTCGTTCGCATCAAAACGGCGAACAGGCCTTTTCGCGCTTTGGACGGTAGCTACGAATCTGAGGGCGAAGCGGTTGCTGCCGCCACGGCTTTCGCGACAGGATGGATACGGGACCAGCGTTCCGCTGAGGGCTATCCCGAAGCGTGATCGGATCGAGCCCACGGCTGACACTCCTGTTACGGCGGGATACGGTCCCGGCCTTGAAATGGAGGGGGAGATGAGCGACGCCGGCGGAAAATTTGAGTTCTCTACGAAGCTGCTGTATCGGTTCTGCCTCGCACTTATCTGCATCGCGGTAGCGGCCCCGATAGCCGCTGCTTTGGGAGTCTTGAAACCGGAGGCCGTGCATACGGCAGCTTGGCTCCAACGGAGCGCTGCCATCAGCACAGTCTTTTCCTTACTTGAATTTGAAGCCGCTGCATTCGCTCTCGGCCGGCTATACATGCCTGGGACGTACGGCGACGTGGACAAGTTGGCGACATATGCTGCGTATGTCCCAAGATTCAACGTGTTGCGATACTGGGCGGTCGGCATTACGGTCCTCGGGACGCTTCTTTGGGGTTATGGCGATCTATTGCCGCTGCCGTAACGCTTTCGAGTTCGGCCTTAACCTGCGTCTGGCGCAGCAGATCAAGCTGATCGTCCGGGTCCGCCATTGCCATGGCGCGACGCAGCGCTGGCATTTCCTTGTCCAGCTTCGCCAGCGTGGATTCCATGACGGGCGCCAAGTACTTAAGCGCGATGTGCAGCTCTCGCAGGCCCTCCAGGGGCAACGCGCGGCCATGCCGAGTGCAGTGCATCTCCATGTGCCAGATAACGCCCTCGATCGCGTCAGCCGACGGATACCACTGGCCGTCGCCGGCTTGAAAGACCGGGTAGCCCTTGCTGTCGGTGATGGCGGTACCGTCGCGTTCGAGCTGTTCGATGATTTGCTCGAGGGGGCGCAGCACAAGGTCAGTGCCGACGATCATGGGGGTGCGGATTGGCCGCGGGTGGTAGGGCTTGGTCCGCCGCTTTTCGCGGCGCGCCTTGCGGAATGGGTTGCTCACGCCGCCTCCTTCAGCTTGGCCGCGCCGGCTCGGCCCTGCTCGACCCAATAGACGGTGAAGGCCTCGCTGGGGGCAGCAGGCGCCGCCTTGAGCGTGCCCAGCAGCAGCACGGTGTCGATGTCGCCGTCGGCGGCCAGAGCATCGAGCAGGCCCAGGACTTCGGAGCGGCCGGCCAGGTTCAGGCAGTCGAAGCGGTCCAGGATGGCGCAGCGCAGGCCCGACAGGTGGGCGATGGCCAGCGCCAGCAGGGCGTCGGCGCGCCACTTCTCCGACTCAGAGAGCAGCCGGTAGGCGCGGCCGGCGGCAGTGATGGTCATGTCGCCGTCGATCTGGACGAGCGGCCAGCCCGCGCAATCCGACATCGCCACCAACTCGTCGTTGAAGGGCTGCAGGGCCTTGGCCAGGATCTCGCCGGGGATTCCGTCGGGCGACAGCGCGCCGCCGATGGCGTCCCAGGCCATGACCTCGGCGTGGTACTCGGCAGCGTTCCGGGTGCGCTGCACGGCACCGACGGCCGCCTGCTTGGCCGCTAGCAGGGCGTCAACCCGGTCTTGCGCGGCGCCGCGCTCGGTGCGCAGGCCGGCCAGGTGGGCGCGGGCGGCCGCCACGTCTTCGTCGGCCACGGCCTCGGGCGCGGCGCGCGATTTCAGGTCTTCGGCCGCGGCTTCGGCGGCGGCGATGTCGCGCCGGCAGTTCTCGGCGGCGCGCGCCGACAGGTCGCGGGCCTCAATGGCCTTGGGCAGCGCCGCGGCCGCTTCGGGGTCGCCGGCGGCGTCGAGGTGGCCGTATTGCTCGATGTAAGCCTTCAGCGCAGCCTGGGCCGCCCGATCTTCCGCCGTAACGGTCTCGATCTCGATGAAGCCCAGCAGATAGTCCACGGCACGCGCCAGGTCGTGCACCAGCCCCTGGCGCGGCCCCGTGCCGGCCTTGGCCTGCAGTTCCTGCACCCGGGCGGTCCAGGTTTCCAGGTCCTGCTGGTCGCATTCCAGCTTGGCGCGCAGCGAATCCAGGCGGCCGGCGCGCTCCTGCAGGGCCGCCAGCTGATCTTTCTGGCCCTGGTAGGCGCGTAGCTGCTGCTCCAGGCCGCCCACGGCCTTGGCGCCGGCCTCGATGCGGCCCTCGATGCCGGCCAGCTCGGTCTGCGCGGCGTCCAGGGCGGCCTGGTCGTAGGCCGGCACCTCGGCCTGCCAGGTTTCGCCCTTCTGGCTGCCCCAGGTTTCGTTGGTGACGCCGCGCCAGGCACCCTTGGCTTCGGTCGCCTGCTTCTTGGCGAACTCGGCGCCGGCCGCAAAGCCGCTGCGCAGGATAGGCTTCATCTGCGCCACCAGCAGCTTGTGGCAGCCGCGCTCGAGCAGCCGGCGCTCGATCTCGTCGGGTGTGGCACGCGTGCCGGTCAGCGTGAACAGCAGCTGGCGGCGGTCGTCGGGCTTGGCCGCCGCGAACAACTCGGGCGACAGCACGTAGGGCAGGGCCGGGTTGGAGGGCACGGCTTCCTCACCGCTGCGCTTGCCGCTGGGCAGCGCGATCGCCACCGGCGCGCCGTCGACGTCCACTGCCACCGTGCCCAGCTTGGCGCCGTCGCGCACGACCTGGCCGAGTTCCTTTTTCAGGCTGACGCGCTCGGCGCTGCCCAGCAGGGCCATGCGCACGGCCTCGGCGATGGTGGACTTGCCGGCGTAGTTGTCGCCGGTGATGAAACCGATGGCGGTGGGCAGCGGAAGCTCGGCCGACTGCACGCCCTGGAAGTTGGACACGGAGAGGTTGGTCAGGCGCATGGTGTCAGCCCTCGGTGCCGGTGGGCTGGCTGTCATCGGCGGCGCTGCCGTGCTCGTCGTGGAAGGTCTTCCAGCCCTTGACCCACTGGATGCACAGTTGCCCATCCATGACCGGGCAGGCAGACTCGGGCTGCCCGTCAGCGGCCGCCGCATACCCGTTGTCCCAGGCCTCATCCAGCTGCTCCTGCGTGGGCCCTTCGGGCGCCGGCAGCTCTTTGAAATCGGCGTCGACCACGTTGTCGTCTTCCATGCCGTCACCGTCGTCGTCGGTGTACTCTTTGCCGAGGTCCATGGCGCGCTGGTCGCTTTCGCCGCGCACGGCGCCCATGCCGGCCGTATGGGTCTGGCTGTCGGCCACCACGATCAGCACGGCCTTGCCTTGCGAGTCGTAGAGATCGTGCAGGGATTCAGCGCCTCGGCCGATCTTGATGACGACCTTGGCGCCATCCTTGATGGTGACCTGGTCCAGATCGCCCTGCACAACCGTGCGACCTTCGCTGGCGATCAGGTGCACGGCCATCTTGACGTTGTTTTCGACGCGGTCGCGCAGGCGGTCGATGATGTCGTCCTGCTTGGCCTGCGACAGCTTGTGCCACGGCTCGGGCAGCAGCTTCAGTTCCTGGATGAGGGCGGAAAGCAGGTCGCGGCCGACAGTGGTGGCGGTCATTTCGCGGGGGTCTTGATGGGACATGGCTCAGGGCTCCGGGTGAGATATTCGGGCGCCGGTTACCCTCGTCCGGCCCTGCGTCAGACCCTGCGGCGGGCCATCTATGCAGTGGGTGCGGTCGGAATCGGCCGACCGTCAAGACTGCCGCCGGAGGCTCGGAGGCAATCGTCTCTATGCGGGCCTACCTCGGACAGATCAGCGCTCGACCCGCCTTCGGATTACCGCGATGCTCTGCGGCGCGGCCCTCTCGGGGTGCGTTCTTTGCTACCGGCGCGGGCTTACTCGGGAGCCGCCATGCGGCGGCGCTGGGTGGTCTGGCGGGGGCTGGAGGCTTGGGCTGCGGCGGGCTGCTGCTCGGCATGCGCCGCCTGCTTGATGACCTTGCGGCGCTGCTCGTAGACCTGTTCCAGATGCGCTTGTGCCTGGATGTCCAGCACGCCACCAATGGAATCGGCGGCCAGGTCCAGCACTTCCAGATCCTTGGCGGCCATCAACTGCGCCTCGACGGCGTCCACGCTGAGGCCCCGCTGGGTGCTTTCCTCGGTGCCGGCCAGGTGGCCCTGGGCGCCGGCCTGCTGGGATGCAGGGGCGGCCGCTGACGCGCCCTGCGCCGGTTTACCGGCCTCGGCTTGCGCCTTCGCGGGGGAGGTATCCAGTACTTCGCCAGTCTCCGGGTCCACGTCGGCGACGTCGGTCGGTTGGCGACGGGGCGTGGCATTGGTTTGCGTACCGCGCAATTCGTCCACGTTGACGCTGATCGTGCCGTCGGGCCCGGTTCGCGCGTCGAGCGTGTCGATGAGCTCTTCGTGGGAGGTCAGGCCCATGCTGATTTCCGGCGCATACGCACGTTGCCAGAAAGCGGCGGCCCGGTAGATGAACATCTGGTCGGGCATCGTGAGCCATTTGCTGCCGCTCTTCTTGTTCCAGCCTTCCGCCTTGACCATCTTCCAGTCGATCCACGTGCCGTACAGCTTTTCGCCCGTAGACTTTTCGATGGTCCAGGCACGGCAGCCGTAATCGTCGGTGCCAGGTTCTCCGCGCCACTCGTAGCGCAGAGTCTCGAAGCGGCCGCACGTGTTCACGCTGGCGATCAGGAACTTGCTCGACCAGCCGGGGTTGCCGTGGACGATGTACAGGTTCTGCATCACCATCAGCTCGTCGGCCCGCAGGCGCCGTGCCAGGTTCAGCGCGATCATGCAGTTGGCGACGTTGTTCTGGTAGTGCTGCGGCACAAGGGTGGAAGAGGCAAAGGCCTTGGCCACGCGTTGCAGCAACTCGAAACCCTGGAGGTCGAAGAAGCCCGCGACGACGGGAGGCATACTGCTTTCGGCTGGCGCGCGCAGCGCCTGAACTGTGGTGGATTGCGACATGGGCTTATCCTTTGAACTTGCAGGAGGGGTGGCGGGGGCAATACTTGGCCGAACAGAGGTACGACTTCGGGTTGCCGTAGAAGCTGCCGCTGTGGATGATTCGGGAGGCGTGTTCGAGCAGGCCAGGGCTGTCGTCGGTGCCCACCAGCGCTCCGCGGGCCTCGACGATCTCGCCGGTGCCGACGCGTTGGGCCGCTGCAGTCTTGCCAGTTTGCAGGCCGATGATCTGCGCGGGCGCGGTCAGGGGTTCGCCAAGCGAGTATTCGGCAAGCAGCTCGTAGACGCCCATCTGCGGGCCGTGGCCGGCGGTGGCCACGCGGCCGTCGACGCCCACGGCGTTCTTGCCACTTTTCAGGTCAGCGATGCCAAGGCGGCCATCAGGGACGCGACGCACGCGGTCGGTCGTGCCAGTCAGCGCCAGGCCCAGGTCGGTGATCTCCAGGCGCTCGCAAGTGAGCTCGACCGCAACGTAATCCTGCTGTGGTGCGATCTCCGCGCAGTACCGCGTGTGCAGCGCCAGCGCGACGCGCTCGGCGTCGGCCGGCTGGGTGCCGTCCCAATCGACCTCTTCCATGGTGTCGTGCAGGACGTCGACCAGCGCGCCGGCGGCGTCGTCCGCAGTGATCGGGTTGCCGTCCAACCTGGCCTGGTCGAAGGCGGCGGTGCCGGCATGAATGGCCGTGCCCAGGCGCGCGGCAGCCGAGGACGGCATCCGCATCTTCAGGATGTGCTTGGCTTCCCACCTCGCCGGACAGTCGAACAGTTCGGCCAGGCTGGACGCCCGGATGGGGATGATGGTCTTTTGCATGGTCAGAATCCGGCTGCGCGGCCGACGAACGGCACGATGAAGAAAAGGAGGGCGAGGACGGCGCCTGCGCCGATCCACGCCAGGCGCGGGATGCGGTGGCTGTCGGGCGCCCAGCTGCCGCCCCAGTCGCTGGTGCGCTGGGCGCGACCGGTCCAGTTGCTGCTCGAGCGGTCAATACCGCCAGGCCAGTTTGCGGTGCTCATATCAGCCTCGAATGCCAGCGACAGCCGCCGGCGGAGGGTTGTGATGGGAAACCCGGGCGGGCAGGGCCGACGAAGCGGCCAGAGCCAGCGCCAAGGCGGTAAGAATGCGGATCACGCGTCACCCCGGCAGATGGCGGTGACGTGGTCGCCGAGCAGCGCCAGCGGAAATGCGACGGCCAAGCCGACGACGCTGAAAACGGCGACGAAGGTGAGGGCGTCGATCACTGGTGCACCTCGAGCTCGTCGGCCGTCATGCCGGCCAGCAGCTTGCGGGCGCGCTTGAGCAGTTCGGCCTGCAGGGCGGCGATGCCGGGGCCGCAGCGGTCGCGGTCGAAGTGCCAGGTGGTCATGGCAGCCAGCCCGACTTGGGCAAGGGCAGGGGCACTGATGTCGGTGAACGACTCGGCCCACCATTCCAGGTCCTCGCCATAAGCGCGGTCGATGCGGCCGGCAAACAGGTCGTAGATCGGGCCCAGCACCTGCTCGTCGTCGAGCTCCAGGGCCTTGACGCCGCGGTCGCGCTGCAGTTGGCCGTAGTCGGCGGTGCGCGTGGCGTCGTCTGGCAGGGCGGCAAGATTGATCTGCATGGTGTTCTCCTGGCCCGCGCGGCGGGCGCGAGGGTTAGCGGTCGCCGTTGGCGATGTCTCTGCGGAGATCGCGCGCTATGAGCGTCAGGCGCCCGAGCCTCGATTCGTAGCCCCAGTCGCCAGGGCTGCCGGCGTACTTCAGCAACTGGTCAAGCACGGCGATCCAGCGGGCGCGTTCTTCGATGGACAACTCGCACTCGGCGAGCGGGCATTCGTTGAAGGGTTTGGCGGCCATGACTCACGCCGCCTTGATGTAGTTGGTGAACAGGCCGCGCCCGTGGTTGGCGCCGCCGCACTTGCATTCGCAGGCGCCGTTGTGCTTGCCATTCAGGCACTTGGCGTTGCACTCATGGCGCGAGGGGAAGGCCTTGTATTCGATCTTTCGGGTGATCGGCAGCACGGCGCCACCCAGGTTCCCGCCCACGTGGCCCACCAGCATCTGGTAGCCGTCGTAGCGGATACCCTTCACGCCAGGCCAGCGCGCGGCGAATTCCTTATTCGGCATGCCGTGCGGCGCGGTCAGCGAGACCGCTTCGCCGGTCACGTCGCTGAAGTACTTGATGCTTGCCATGCTGATCTCTCCCATTCGCTGGCCCGGCGGACCGTGGTGATACGATGGGAGAATATTAGGCGAAGCCTTATTTAATGTAAATAGGCAAAGCCTTATTTATTTGTAACGTGTGCCGCGCCGGGGATGCCCGGCCCGCCGCGCCACGCGATGCGCTACGATTCTGGAATTATTTAGTTACCCGGAGGAGGGCCATGAACCACGACTATCAGCTTGCTAGCATTGCAGCCGTCGGGCTGTACTATGTTGCTTGGCCCGTTGTTTGTTGGATTGCGTGCGCTTTTTTTTCGGCCTACATGGCCGGGCAGAAGGGCAGATGGGGCTTCGTGTGGTTCGTGTGGGGTGTCTTGTTCGGCCCCGTGGCTTTGGTCGCCATTGCTGGCCTGCCGCCTCGAGTTCAGCCCGTGGAGGAGGTGTCGTTGAGAGGACGCCCGAATCGAGGTGAAGAGCCGCGGCTGGTGTGAACGTGCGCCCATAAAGAAAACCGCCCGGAGGCGGTTGGGTTACTTGCTGGGCGGCGAGGGAGTGGGCGGCGGTGTGCTCTGTGCCTGCAGTCCAGCCTGGAAGGCTGAAAGCATGTTTGCGGTAAGGGTGCCATTGAACGCGGCGATCCCCAACACGATGGCGACGACCGTCACGATAGCGGTGGTGATGATCGTCGTCTTCAGCCCGCCAAGCTTTTCAGCCGTCGTGCGATTTTCGGCCCGGATTTCCTTCACCGATTCGGCGACCGCTTTGACCGCGTCTTCGATACGCGCAACTCGCCCCTCCATGCGGGCCTCTATGGCCTGCAGCTTGGCGTCGAGTTCGGGACGGGAGACAGGTTCCATGGCCTGATTATCGCTCAACTGCGCTTTGCGGTCACCCACAGAAGGTTTCGTGGCGCCTGACAAGTAATCGCTGAATCTATCAATGAAGTCATCAAGCCGATTGGACTCGTACGGTTGGTGAACGCCGCGCGCGAGCTGCGCAATGACATCCATGTACCGTTTGTTGGCGGCCGGATCAACTTGCATCCCCGTCTCCCTCCGAGGCCTTTCTGGCGAGGCTCTTAAAAAAGTCGAGAACTGCCGCGACGCCGGCCGTGTGTTCCTTCGGCGTGAACTGTTCTATTCGAGCGGCAAGTGCAGCGCCGTCAACCGCTTTTGCGGCCAGCAATTCCTTTGTAAGAGCGCTCAATACGACGAGATACGAAATATCCGCGTCTCCAGGTTCAATGGTCGCCTTCTCTTTTTGTTCAGCCATTCAATCCTCGTGTAGTTCTATTTGACCTGCGTTGTCAGCTTCTCGGTGGGGTGGGGCGCTTAGCGCAAAAAAGGCGACGACAGCGCATTCCTCGATGACGATCCCGCGGCGATCAGGTCGATGACCGAGATCACCGTCACCACGATCGTGATCACCGCAAGAACTTTGGCGAACTTGTTCACGTCTGGCTTGGTGAGACTAGCCACCATGCGGGTGATAATGTAAGCAGCGAGCATGAAACCTATGGCTGGGATCAAGGTTCTCTCCGTGATTTGGCGGTTACTGCGGCGCCGTGCCAAACGGGAAGTCGACCCGATTACCCGACGGCTTAGGTTTTTTCAGGACGCCGCGAAGCTCTTCAGGGAACTCATCCTCGACGTTGAAGCTGTTGCAGAGGGCTTCGTTAAGGCCCCAGGTCTGGCCAGTACGCACTCTCCCGTCAGATTCTTCGCAGGTCATCCAATGATCGGTTTGGCCGAGCAGGTAATCCATGCGCGCCCAGAAAGTGTCGTAAATGGCAGTTCCTTGGACTGCGGCTCCCCCGTAGCCAGGCAAAGTTGCTACGGAGGCACCGCCGTTGGTCGTTGCCATCGGGGCCATCATTCCGCCCGTGGTCGTCGAAACTCCTATCGAGGCCTTGGTCCCATCGGGGGAGGGCGTTGCGCGGAGCAGCCAAGTGTCGCTTCCCGCCGCCGCGGCTAATACCAGATACACCGACCATGGCCGCACGGCCGTCATCGTATCTTCTGTGTAGGAAATCTGGAAGTCGGCCCCATCCGCCAGCCGGAACAACTTCTCTGCAGCTTTGAAGACTTCGTCCGGGGATTTGCCTGGATATGTTCGTTGGGTTGCCGACAGCCACTCATCACGGGTCATTTGCCGCGGCGCCGCGCATCCGGTCAACAGGACCGCCAAAGAAATCAAAAGAAGCAGTTTTCGCATTTGGTCACTCATAGGCGAAAATTTTTGGCCCATTTAAAAATCCTCGCTGCGCCAGACCTTCAAAACGCGACCGAAAACTTCGAAGTCCATCGAGCTGTCAATCACCCAGTCTCGATAGGCATTGTTTTCCGAGATGGCCAGCAGGCCTTTGCCAGGCACGCGCTGCAGGCGCTTGATGAAGCCCTCGTTGCCGACACGGAAGAAGTACACGGCATCGAACTCCACTGAGTTCACGCTGGAATCTAGGATCAGCGGATCACCGGGGTTGAACATCGGGCGCATGGAATCGCCAAAGCCAGTCACGATGCACAGGCTGTTCACCTGAGAGTAGCCGCGCACGTTCTTCTCCAGCCATTCCCGACTGACCCGCCAACTTTCGATGACGCCCGGCTGATCCCTCAGCTCCACTCCTGCCACTCCCATCCTGCCACCCGTGTCATATTGACTGATGGTAACGGAAGATGTCGATGTGTCGGGAAGTGGGGTTAACCCGGCCGAGGTTTCTGTTCCTTCGTCCTCGGCCAATGGCGCCGCTGGCCACTCTCGCAACCCCCAGTGTTCAGGCCCGACCACATCCGCGAAGTAGCTCCAGAGCTTGGGAAGCTTGTCTTTCCCAATGACGCCGCGGTTAAGCCAATCCTGCACAGACGGGGGGGTCACGCCAAATTCAGACGCAACGGCCTTTTGGGTGACCCCTTTCTTCTTGATGGCGGCGCGTATGGCGCGCCCGAGTTGTTCGCCAGTAAGCATTGCCTAATTTCGCCTGTGCGCCTCAGATTCGGCAATGCCTATTGATTAAAATTAGGCTAAGCCTTATTATCGCCGCATGAACGAGACCATGCAGCGCGCCGCCGACGCGTGCGGGGGGCAGGCCAAGCTGGCCCGCCTCATCGGCGTCACGAATCCGACGGTGAACCAGTGGGTTCGAGGGAGTCGACCGGTACCGATAGAACGCTGCCCGGACATCGAGCGCGCAACTGGTGGCGCCGTAACTCGCCGCGACCTGCGACCCGACGACTGGCAGCGGATTTGGCCGGAACTCGCAAAGAGCGAGGCCGCCCATGTGTGACCCCGACCCCAAAGACGAACGTATCCCCATCGGCCCGACCGACGTGTGATCCCGCTGTGTGCATGGCGTTGTCATGCACAAATTTTTGTCCACTTTTGCCTCTCAACACCTCACAACTGTCTTGCGAAGCAACCATGACCCAAGGTGAATTGACCCTGCAGAACATCGCCGTGCGCCCGGAAGAGGTCGCCCGCAAACAGTCCCTCGGTGCCGCCATAGAGCTGTGCGCCGAGCTGGCCGGCTTCTCGCTGGACAAGGAGCTGCAGATGGCCCTGGACGTGGACAAGGGCCAGTTCTCGCGCTGGCAGTCGGGCCAGGAAGGCATCAAGTGGGACAAGTTCGTCGCGCTGATGAACGCCTGCGGCAACGATGCGCCAATCCTGTGGATGCTGCACCAGCGCGGCTACGACCTGCATGCGCTGCGCAAGCGCGAAACCGAGACGCAGCGCGAGTTGCGCGAGGCGCGCGAGCGCATTGCCGAGCTCGAACGCGAGCGGGCCCTGACCATCCGCGTGCTGCGCGACGTGAGGGCTGCCTGATGTCCGAAATCCTGCTGGTCAAGCAAGACCCCGTCGAAGTGTCCGAAGCGGACCGGGCGGCCGCGCGCCGTGTGATCTTCGGCGCAGTCGATGGCTTGGGTGAGCGCGGCAGGAAGCAGTGGCGCCGTCTGTGGAATCGCATATTCAAGCTGCAGCCCGGCGAGGCGATGGAGATCATCACGCACCAGGAACGGCTGGGCTGGTATCACCGCAAGCACATGGCGCTTGAGCAGCGCGTGTTCGAGGCGCAGGAGGTCTTTGAGCATTTTCGTACCTTCCGCGCGTGGCTGAAGATCGGCGCCGGGCACGTCGAATTCGTGCCGGGGGCTGATGGCCAGCTGCAGGCCGTGCCGCTTTCCATCAGCTACGCCGAAATGGAGCAGGCGCAGATGGAGGAATTTCACGATGCCGCCGTGGCGTTTCTGCGTTCGCCGCGCGGCGCGTCGCAGCTTTGGCCGCACCTTCCGGTGCTGGCCGCCGGCGGCATGATCGATGCAATCCTCGGAGATTTCGGCGAATGAAAGGCCGCTCAACCAATGCGGCGCAACGCCGCTTTCATGATGCGCTGTGCAGCCTGGGCTGCATCGCCTGTCGCCGGCGTGGCATCCGCAACACGTATTGCAGCGTGCACCACATCGACGGCCGCACGAAACCCTGGGCCCACTGGTTGGTGCTGCCTTTGTGCGGCCCACACCACCAGGACGACGGCACCACGGGCGCCATCGCCGTGCACCCGCACAAGGCGCAATTCGAGCAGATGTTCGGCAAGCAGCGCGACTTGTTGCGCATGTGCTTAAACATGCTGGCAGAGCAGGGCGTTGAGGTGCCTGAGCCGGCGCGGCGTGCCGCCAATGGCCAATGGACAAGGATGGTCGCATGAAGACGTATGAGGAATTCTTGCGCGAGAAAGTGAAGCTCGCGGCGTTCACCGGCTTCGATGTTGATCCGGCCGAAATCAATCCGGCGCTGAAGCCGCACACCCGCGACATCGTTCGCTGGATGGTGAAGGGTGGTAACCGCGCCGTGTTCGCCAGCTTCGGCTTGCACAAGACCGCGACGCAGCTGGAAGCGCTGCGGCTGATCGGCGCCCACCGTTCAGGCCTGCGCCTGCAGGTGCTGCCGCTGGGTGTGCGGCAGGAATTCTTCCGCGAGGCCCGCGAGCGATTCCAGGGAGACTTCGCAGTCGATCTGCGCTTCATCCGCAGCGACAGCGAAATCGGCGATGAACGCACCATCTACCTGACGAACTACGAGAGCGTGCGCGAGGGGAAAGTGTCACCGTCGCTGTTCCGCGCCACCAGCCTGGACGAAGCCGCCATCCTGCGCAGTTTCGGCAGCAAGACCTACCAGGAGTTCCTGCCGGCGTTCGCCCCGGTCGAGTTCAAGTACGTGGCCACGGCCACGCCGGATCCGAACCGCTACAAGGAATTGATCCACTACGCCGGCTACCTGGGCGTCATGGACACCGGCCAGGCTCTGACGCGCTTCTTTCAGCGCGACAGCGAAAAGGCCGGCAACCTGACCCTGTACCCGCACAAGGAACAGGAGTTCTGGCTTTGGGTCGCCAGTTGGGCGGTGTTCATCACGAAGCCCAGCGACCTGGGCCATAGCGATGACGGCTATGTCCTGCCCGATCTGGACGTGCGTTGGCACGAAATTCCGAGCGACTACGCAGCGGCGGGCACCGAGAAGAGCGGCCAAGGCCTGCTGGTGCCCGACCTGGCCATGGGCCTGTCGGCCGCCGCGCGCGAGAAGCGCGACAGTTTGCCGGCTCGGGTCGAACTGGTGCGCGATCTGGTGGACCAGGATCCGGAGGACCATTTCATCGTCTGGCACGACCTGGAAGATGAGCGCCACGCCATTCAGAAGGCCATTCCCGAGGCGGTGAGCGTGTGGGGGTCGCAGCCACTGGAAGAGCGCGAGCAGCGCATCATTGACTTCAGCGATGGCCAGCACCGGATACTGTCCACAAAGCCGGTCATCGCGGGCAGCGGCTGCAATTTCCAACGGCACTGCCACCGCGAGATATTCGCCGGCGTCGGGTTCAAGTTCAACGACTTCATCCAGGCCGTGCACCGGACGTTCCGATTCGGCCAGACCAAGCGCGTGCGCCTGGACATCATCCACACCGAGGCCGAACGCGAAGTGGTGGCGACGCTGAAGGCCAAGTGGAAGCGCCACGACGAGCAGCAGGCGCGCATGGCGGCCCTGGTGCGTCAGTATGGCCTGGATCACCTGGCGATGCAGGACACGCTGGCCAGGACCATCGGGATCGAGCGTCGGGTCGTGCGAGGCCAGTGCTTTGAGGTCGCCAACAACGACTGCGTTCTGGAAGCGATGGAGCAGCCGGAGAATTCGGTCGACCTGATCGTCACCAGCATCCCGTTCGCCAACCACTACGAGTACACGCCCAGCTACAACGACTTCGGCCACACCGAGGATAACGACCACTTCTGGGCCCAGATGGACTACCTGACCCCGGAGCTGCTACGGATCCTCAAGCCGGGCCGGATGTACTGCTGCCACGTGAAGGACCGGATCAATTTCGGAAACGTCACGGGCGCCGGCGTGCCCACCGTCAGCCCATTCCACGCCGAGGCGATCTTTCACGCCCGCAAGCACGGTTTCGACTACATGGGCATGATCACCGTGGTGACCGACGTGGTGCGCGAAAACAACCAGACGTACCGCCTGGGTTACAGCGAAATGTGTAAGGACGGCTCGAAAATGGGGGTGGGCAGCCCTGAGTATGTGCTGCTATTCCACAAGCCGCAGTCCGATCGCGGCCGCGGCTATGCCGATACCCCGATAGCGAAAAGCAAGGCGGAGTACAGCCTGGCGCGCTGGCAGATCGACGCCCACGCCTTCTGGCGCTCGAGCGGCAACCGCCTGCTGACCGCCGACGAGATGGCCATGATGGGCCCGGACCGCCTAGCTAAGTTCTTCACCGAGGACAGCCTGCAGCGGGTCTACGACTTCGAGCATCACCGCCAGATTGGCGAGCAGCTGCAGGCACGCAATGCGCTTCCCAGCGATTTCATGAGCCTGGCGCCGGGGAGCCACCACCCCGACGTCTGGCACGACGTCAATCGCATGCTGACGCTCAACGGCGACCAGTCGCGGCGCGCCGTTGAAAAGCACGTATGCCCGCTGCAATTTGACATCGTGGACCGCCTGATCGAGCGCTACAGCATGAAAGGCGAGCGTGTCTACGACCCGTTCCATGGGCTGGGTACGGTCGGCGTGCGCGCCATCAAGCTGGGCCGTACGGCCGGCGGATCGGAGCTCAGCGCCGCCTATTTTAAGGATCAGGTGCACTACCTGCAGGCAGCCGAGCGCGAAGCCACCATGCCCACGCTGTTCGATTTCGATGAGCTTGAGGCTGCGGCATGACAGCGCCGCTTATCAGCAGCCAGCGCTACCTCGATCCGCAGCTGGTCGAGCGTAAGGCCCGCACGTTCCGGGTGTTCGTCGTGTCCACGCTTCAAACGCAGCTGCGCGGCAAAACCTATCGCGTGCTGCTGGACGGCCACCACAATCTCGCCGCCGCTCGACTGGCGGGTGTCGCACCGGACTGGCGCGGCCCGTCCAACAAGATGCGGCGGATCATGGCCAGCATGCCGCCGGCCGACTTCGAGCGCATGCTCATCAACAATCTGACCGATTCGGAGTGGTATTTCGTCGACACCGGCGAGGTGGTGCCCGATCTGCTGGGCGTCGAGCGGGAGGCCGCATGAAGTGGTCCGAACACACCATTGCCCGCGCGCTGGTACGCCAGACGTTCAACCGCAAGTACCTGGTGGTGGTGCCCAACTGCAACTGGACGGGCCACGAATGCGACCTGCTGGTGGTGACGGAGAACCTGCGCATCATCGACGTCGAAATCAAGATCACCCGCGCTGACCTGAAGGCGGATGCCAAGAAGGACAAATGGTGGCACCGCCAGTACGTAGGCGCGCCGCGCTGCGTGGACCAGTTCAATCGCCACGGGCGACTAATCAGTCGTCGGCACGTGTACGCCCAGCAGTTCGAGCTTCGGGACTGGCCTCACAAGGTCTGGAAGCACTACTACGCGCTGCCCAAGGAAATCTGGCGGCCCGAGCTGCTGTCGGTCCTGCCGAGCCAGCACAGCGGCGTCCTGTTGCTGGATGGCGACGGCTACCCACGGCCGGCGGGCGACATCATGCGGATCGATTGCGTGCGTCGCGCCACGCCAAACCGGGACGCGCCGGCGATCAGCCCGGCCGCGGCGGTCGATATCGCGCGCCTGGCGAGTCTCCGCATGTGGGAGGCGTACGGGCGCCTGGAAAGCAAGGAGGCCGCGTGATGGCCAGCCCTGAACCCCTGACACCCCCTGACTGCAACCTGCAGGACTTCCAATTCATGCCGCTGGACGTGCTGCGCCTGCGCGACTCCGAGCTGGCATCGAACGAAACCCCCGAGGCATGCTGGGCCGCCGTGCTTCTGTGGTGCGCGGCCTGGCACCAGGTGCCGGCCGGCTCAATCCCGAACGACGAGCAGTGGATCGCCAAGCAGGCCGGCTACGCCAGGCGCGGCCGCATCGACAAGGAATGGGCCGACGTTCGACCTGGGGCCTTGCGGGGCTGGATCGAGTGCAGCGACGGCCGCCTGTATCACCCTGTGGTGGCCGAGAAGGCGCGCGATGCGTGGCAATCGAAGCTCGAGCAGCGCTGGCGGTCGGAGTGTGGCCGCGTCAAGAAGCACAACCAGCGCCACGGGACAAAGGTGGTCGCGCCCGATTTTGTCACCTGGCTGTCGCTTGGTTGTCCCCAGGGACAACCGTTGCCTGTCCCCGGGGACAACGCACAACAGGAGCAGGGACAAGGGGTCAATGTCCCCGGCCCAGGCGCCGCAAGTCCCCAGGACACCCCCGGGGACACGGGGTCCAAGGGACAGGGAGAGGGACAGGGACAGGGAGACTCTTCCGTAGAACCTAGTGGTTCTACGGCCGCTGGCGCGGCGCCGAAGCCGCCCGACCAGATGACCAAGGACGAGCTGTGGGCGGCCGGCAAGAGCCTGCTCAGCCAGGCCGGCATGCCCGCCGCGCAGTGCGGCTCGTTCGTCGGCAAGCTGGTCAAGGACCACGGGCCCGACGTAGTCGTCGATGCCGTGCGCAGCGCCGTGCTGGAACGCCCCGCAGACCCGGCGTCGTTCCTGAGGGCCGCCTGCCAGCGCCGCGTGGGCCAGCGCCAGACCCCCAACCGCCAGGAAGCCCTGGAAGCCCGCAACCGCGAAGTGGCGCGCCGCCTGGCCGCCGGAGGAACCGCATCGTGACCGAATCCGACCGCGAACCGTTTTTCACCCTGCTGGCTGACGTCTACGCCTTCTACCGGGCGGACCTCTCGACCTTCGTGGGCAGCGTCTGGTGGACCGCCATGCAGCCCTACGACCTGGCTGCCGTGAACGACGCCATGGGCCGGCATTGCGCCAACCCGGACACCGGCCAGTACCTGCCGAAACCCGCCGACGTCGTGCGCATGCTCCAGGGCAGCACGCAGGACAGCGCCCTGGTGGCTTGGGCCAAGGTCGATCGCGCCGTGCGCCAGGTCGGCACCTGGCAGTCCGTGGTGTTCGACGACGCCCTGATCCATCGCGTGCTGCACGACATGGGCGGCTGGCTGGCGCTCGAGCGCAATACCGAGGACGACTGGCCGTTCGTGGCCAAGGAATTCCAGAACCGGTACCGCGGCTACCGAGGGCGCAGCGAGCGCCCCGACTACCCGCCGGTGCTGGTCGGCGCCACGCAGGCGCACAACAGCCGGGTGGGTGGCGGCGCGCCGGCGCCGGTGCTGATCGGCGACGCCGGCCAGGCCCGGGCGGTGCTGGCCGGCGGCACGACGTCGCCGCTGGTCGGCTTTTCCCAGGTCACGCGGCCCGAGCTGCTTGCGCTGGCCGCGCCGAATCGGGAGGCCGCGTGATGGCCGCCGAACAGCAGGGCATGCCGGCCCAGCCGCTGCGCGACCCGCGCCGCTGGGCGCGCAAGATCCTGGCCGAGCAGCAACGCCGCGGCGGCCACCGGTATCCGCCGGCAGTGCTGGCCATGGCCGAGCGCGCCATCACGGCGCCGGCCGGGGAGGGGCGGTCATGATCTGGGTATTCGCCGTCCTGGGGGTGGTGCTGGTGGCCTGCCTCGGCTTGGCGATCTGGGCGCTGGCCGCCGCCTACAAGCGGGAGTACGACGAATGGCTGTGAGAGGCGGTTACCTCGCCATTGGCGTCTGGCCGGTGGTCCGTGAGCAGGGTTGGGGCATCCTGCCGTTCCGCGGCGACAAGGTCCATTACTTCCACCGCGGCGCGCTGACGGCCGAAGGCGGCCGGTTCGTGTACTCGAGCTGCGGCGTCCGTGGCGCCGAGACAACCCAGGTGCCGCTGCTGGTGCCCGGGAACTTCCCGCGCTGCCAGAACTGCACGCGCGCTTTGCCAGCCTGGAAGCGGTACGCATGACGCCGCCAAATACCGTCCAGTGCGTCGGCTGCCGCCTGTTCAGCTTGCAGAAGCACGCGGCCATGGCAGAGCAGCAGCTCGGCAAGTGCGAGCTCGAGGCGTCTACACATCCCGGCCGATTCCGCGGCGCCCACCGCGTCCACGAATGCCCGAATTTCGCCGCGGCGCTAGCCCCGGTGGTTGAAAAACGAGCTGAATGGCTGCGCAAGCGCCGTGAGGATAGGAGGTTGATGTGCTTGAATTCGTGATTCCCGGGGTTCCCGCTGGAAAAGGGCGGCCACGCACGCTCAGGCGCGGCAACCACATCAAATTGGTTACCCCGGACGAAACTGCTGCATACGAAAGCAAGGTCGCTCTGGCCGGCCACCAGGCTATGGCTGGGCGCGCATTGCTGAGCGGGCCCGTACGCGCAGTGCTCACGATCAAGCTGCCAATCCCGGCGTCTTGGTCCAAGCGCAAGCAGGCCGCCGCGCTGGCGGGCACCGAACTACCCACCAAGAAGCCGGACGCCGACAACGTCGTCAAGGCCATATTTGATGGCCTCAATGGCGTCGTCTGGAACGACGACACCCAGGTGGTCGACATGGTGGTCCGCAAGCGCTACGCGGCCGTGCCGGGCGTGGCCGTCAGGATCGCCATCGTCGAATTTCAACCTGAAGACCTTCTGGAAGCCCTCTGATGCAATCCGCCGCCGCAGTGCACCGCGACGCGCTGGCCACCCCGGCCGGCGAGCCGCTGTTTTCCAGCGCCCACGCCGCGCTGACGTTCGCCTTCAACCACACCGCCCAGGTGTACGACCGGCCGCTGATGGCGCGCCTGGCCAGTAAGCCCCGCCCCGGTGGCGGCAAGGGCCTGGGCGGCACGGATGGCGCCGGCCAGGCCGGCATGATCCTGGCCAAGTTGGATCAACTGACGGAGCTGCACCAGTTGATCATCCTGGCAAGGTTCCTGCCGCAGACGGCGTGCTGCTCGCATTGCGGCAGCGATGCCTGGGACGCCGATTGGCTGGCCGTAATTCGCAAAATATCGGACGCCGCCATGCTCCATGGTGTGCTGTCCGGACACATCATCCACAGGGCAGTGCGGGACGCCCTGGTGATGCGCTACTTCGCCAACAAGGCCAATCGCAAGCGCATCTTGTTGGGCACGATTGCCGCCAAGGCCGGCATCAGCGACCGCACGGTGACCGACCAGAACAGCAAGATCGTGCTATGGCTCAAGGGCAGCCGGTTCACGAAGGCTGGCAAGGGGCAGCTCGCCGCCGGGCAGAAGGGTGAAGATGCGCGGGCCATGGAACGCGTCGAGGCGGCGCTGGTGGCGGCCGGGATGATTGGCACCGACGAAGATTGACGATTCAGCTTGACGCTCGGGAAAAAAATCCGCAAAATCCTTTGTATTCCGTCAAGGTGCATAAGTGCGCCCAGAAGAAGCCCCGGGCGAGAGCCGGGGCTTTTTTTAGGCATTGGTATCGCCAGTCACTGACAGTTTTCACGAATGGCCTTCGCGATTGCTGCGCGAGACGGAGGGCGCCATCCAATCACTTTAGTCGCCTGGATGACTGCAAAACCACGAGTCTGGCCTCTACCGACACGAGTAACGAGCAGTCCGTGCTCTTTTTCCGCCTGAGCAGCAATCTTTGATTCGGTGGATTTGTTCATATTTTCTCGTCCGCTGAGTTTCTTCATTTGCTCAAGTGTTAGGTAGTAGCGTCCGTACGATTTCCCACCAAATTCAGAGTGATAGAGCTGATTTAGTGCGGCGGCAATATTTGCGATCTCGAACATGATTTTCCTTTTTCTAGAATATCTATAGATTGAAATTGAATTGATCTATAGATTGAACGAATGATATCTATGGATAGCCAATTTGACAAGTAATTAAGCTGCTTTTTTTGATTTTTTTAAATCCAAAAAGCTTGATTGAGCCGTCGCCGAAGAACTCGTCAAATTGGAAGTCGCCTTCGGGCGGCTTTTTCTTTTGCGCAAACCCGGCGCGCATCTCCGCCGTCCTGGCCGTGAGGCCGCTGGCACCCATCCGCGCGCCTTTGCCCGGACAAGCCGGTCAGTGTCCGCAACAACGCCGGCAGCGCGCCATGTCGGCGGTCCGCCCCATCTCCTGACGGGTCGGTGGTAGGGGCGCGCACACCACCTCACTCCAGGAGAACCGCCATGTTCGGTGCCGACGCCCCGATCAACTGCCCGTTCAGCCCGCCGCGCAAGCAGGGTCTGGGTCCTGGCGCAGCTTCGTGACCATGTCCTGCCAGGCCGACACGGCTGAGACATGAAGGAGCGCCCATGTTCGATTTCGAGAAGCGCGGCATGACGACGCGCGAGCTGCTGTCTGTGGTCGTGCTGCTCGCCAGGCAGTGCGGCTACGAGGTTGGGCCCGGCGGCACGCTGATCGACAAGAAGACCGGCCGGATCCTCGCCGACGGCCGTACCGAGGCCGAAATGCTGCGTGACGCCGTCAATGACGGTGATATCCGCGCCTTGCGCGAGCTGCTGAAAGAGCCCGGCCACGAAGGCCAGGGCCGCGCATAGCCCCCAGAACCGAATCTTCCCGACGGACCGCCCAGCCAGCCGGGTGCCCGCGTGCGGGTAAACACGCGGGAAACTTGTCCCGGGCTCGTCCCCGGACGCTGGCAGACGATAACCGCGGCGCCCAGCCCGCAACGGCGGGTAGGCCGGTATGGGCGCCAACCACAGGAAGCACCACCATGAAAGCTCAACTTGCCAGGCGACCGCGTCCGCCGCAGGAATTGGCCACTGGTTGTGCATTCTTGCCGGCCCCCGAGGTGGCCGCCTGGGTCGAGGCCCAGATGCTCGCCGACGGCGGGCCACTCCATAACCCCGACCACCAGCACCTGATCGGTGCCGACTTGGTGTTCCTGTGGGCGTCGCAAGCCTTCGCCAAGGCTGGCCGCACAGTGCTGGGCCAGGCCGAGCAGGTCATGATCCGCGCTGGCGGCTGGCAGAAGGCGCGCCAGGAACAGCAGCTTATCGAGTGGTTCGGTCGCGTGCCGGCCTTCCTCATCACGCTGGCGGCCGACTACTGCGCCATTTGCTCGGACGCCGAGTTCTGCGCGCTGGTCGAGCACGAGCTGTACCACGTGGCCCAGCTGCCCGACGAGTTCGGCGCGCCGGCATTCTTCAGGGACGGCCGACCCAAGCTGGGCATTCGTGGCCACGACGTCGAGGAATTCGTTGGCGTGGTGCGCCGGTACGGGGCTTCCGAAGAGGTGGCCCAGATGGTGGTGGCCGCCAAGAAGCCGGCCGAGGTCGCGCAGATCAACATCGCCAGGGCGTGCGGCACCTGCCTGCTCAAAGCGGCATAACACCTTTGGTCATCGCAGCATTCCACGGCACCAAACGTTCGGACTGCTTGTTGCAGAGCCATCGCTCGACTGCGGCAGCGATCCCTTCACTGTCGTCTCCAAGAGCAGTGAAGGCAGATAACGGAGGGCCGATTCGCTGTAAGAGGGTCCCTAGGGAGTGACCGGTAATCGCGCGGACCTCGTACCAGGTCGAGAGCTGAGCAGTAATTTCGCGCTCTATATGTTTCCAGCATTGGCTGTGAAACAACTGATCGCGGGCAAGTCGAGTCATGGTCATAGCGTCGTACGCAGGGCAGGTACGCCAACGATCCTTCAGTCGGTTGCGCGAGATGCCGACATAGCGGATTCCGAAATCGTTCCCAGCGACCATGTAAAGACATGGCTCCCTTCGCCGCCAAGCGGCATCGTTCAGAAGGTCATATTCCGCTTGAAGCCAGGGACCAATGCGGGTGCCAGACGCGACATTTCGCTTCCAATGCGTCCCTCCCAGTGAGTGGATCCTGATCACAGGTGTTGCTGCCTCGTAGATCACGTGGGCAATAGATTCAGCTGGCGACTTCATTCCATCTACGGTTGTGCTCGGCGGGCCGTGAAGATAGCAGACTGACTCGATAGTTGTAAATAAACGTTTCAGTAAGCGCTACCCCGCCTTTACGGATTCAAGAAATATGGCAACGCTCAACGATGCGGCCAAGCGCTTCATTGTTCAGGCGCTGGCCTGTTACGACACACCAACGCAGGTGGCGGAAGCGGTAAAGGAAGAGTTCGGCCTCGAAGTTCATCGCGCCCATATTGCCCAGTACGATCCGACGAAAGCGTCCGGGCAGAAGCTGGCCAAGAAGTGGCGCGTTATTTTCGAGGACACGCGGCGCCAGTTCCGCGAACATGTGGCAGAGATTCCAATTGCGCAGCGGGCATTTCGCCTTCGCACGTTGCAGCGTTTGGCGAGTAAAGCCGAGGGGCAGCGCAACATTGTCTTGGCCATGCAGGCATTGGAGCAGGCCGCCAAGGAAATGGGTGACGCCTACGTGAATCGTCGGCTTGACCAGCCCGGCCGGCCGCCTGGGGGCGATGCCGGCGGCGGCGACCCGGCAGACATGACAGCTGACGAATACGTGCTGCGGCCCGACGAAGATGCTCCAGCGAACCCGATCCTTTGAAGGCCCGGTATCGCTGACGCCCAAGCAGGCGAACATCTACGTCTGGGGCTGGCAGCGGCAGGCGCGGTTTCGGGATGCCGTCTGCGGCCGGCGCTTCGGCAAGACCTTCCTGGGCAAAGCCGAGATCCGGCGCGCCGCGCGCCTGGCCGTGAAGTGGCAGGTCAGCGTCGAGGACGAGATCTGGTACGCGGCGCCGACGTTCAAGCAGGCCAAGCGAGTCTTCTGGCGGCGCCTGAAGCAGGCCATCCCCAGGGACTGGCGCGCCGGCAAGCCGAACGAAACCGAGTGCAGCATTACGCTGCGCAGCGGTCACGTGATCCGGATCGTGGGCCTGGACGCCTACGACAACCTGCGCGGCTCAGGTCTGTTCTTCGTGCTGATCGACGAATGGGCAGACTGTCCCTACGAGGCGTGGGAAGAGGTGGTCCGGCCCATGTTGTCGACCTGTAGATATGTGGTCGACGGTGTCGAGTACGTCGGCGGCCACGCCCTGCGGATCGGCACTCCGAAGGGCTTCAACCACTGCTACGACACCTACCTGGATGGCCAGGAAGGCCGCCAACCCGACCACAAGAGCTGGCTGTACACGTCGCTGCAGGGCGGCAATGTGCCGGCCGAGGAAATCGAGGCGGCGCGCCGCCGGATGGACCCGAAGACCTTCCGGCAGGAATACGACGCCAGCTTCGAGAATTACACGGGCGTCGTCTACTACTGCTTCGATCGCCGGAAGAATCACACCGACGACCGCGTGCGCAAGGGCGACGTCCTGCACATCGGCATGGACTTCAACGTCAGCAAGATGGCGGCCGTGGTGTTCGTGGTACGCGAGGATGGCTGGCCGCGCGCGGTCGACGAGGTGATGGACGTCTTCGACACGCCCACGATGATCGAGAAGCTGAAAGAGCGCTTCGCTGGCCATTCGATCACGGTTTACCCGGACGCCTCAGGCGACAGCCGCAAGACCAACAACGCCAACGAGTCCGATATCTCGTTGCTGCGCAAGGCCGGCTTCGTGGTGCGAGTGAATCCGGCGAACCCGGCCGTGAAAGACCGCATCAACAGTATGAACGCCATGCTGTGCAACACCTACGGCGAGCGCCGCCTGCTGGTGAACACCGACCAGTGCCCGAAGTTCACGCAGGCGCTGGAGCGCCAGATCTACGACGACAAGGGCAAGCCCGGCAAGGCGCTGGAACCCGACAAGAAGCTCGGTTTCGACCACCCCAACGATGCCGGCGGCTACTTCATCGTCCATCGCTACCCGATCAATTCCCGGAACGCCACCGTCACCTCCCTGCGCATGTAACCATGACCCTGACCGTAGACCAACAGAGCGACGCCGTGAAGGCGATGGCCGAACACTGGCCCATCGTCGACGCGCTGCTCGGCGGCACGCCGGCCATGCGCAAGGCAGCCCAGGCTTACTTGCCCAAGTGGCCGAATGAGGACCACGAGAGCTACGAGGCACGCCGGAAGACGGCAACCCTGTATCCGGCGTTTGAGCGCACCTTGGGCGTCATGGCGGGCAAGCCATTCAGCAAGGAGCTGACCTTCGGCGACGATGTGCCAGAGGCCATTCGTCAGTGGTGCCAGAACTGCGACCTCGAGGGCCGTAATCTGCACAGCTTCATGGCGGATCAGATGGCCGAATGCTTGGGGTACGGCATTGCGGGCGTGCTGGTCGATTTTCCGCGTACCACCGGTCTGCGCACCCGCGCTGACGAGGCTGCCGCTGGCGTGCGTCCGTATCTGGTCATGATCAAGCATGCTCAGTTGCTGGGCTGGCGCACATCACGTGGCGCCGACGGTGTGACCCGGCTGACGCAGCTGCGCCTGGCCGAGGTCGCCGAGGTTGACGATGGTGAATACGGCACCAAGGAAGTGCAGCGGGTGCGCGTGCTACGACCTGGTAGCTGGGAACTCTGGGAGCAGGGTGACCGTGCCTGGACGAAGATCGACGAAGGCGCGACCACCCTGGACGTGATCCCGTACGTGCCGTTCTACGGCCGGCGCACGGGCTTCATGACCGGCAAGTCGCCGCTGCTGAACCTGGCCTACCTGAACGTCAAGCACTGGCAGAGCCAGAGCGACCAGGACACGATCCTGCACGTGGCCCGGGTGCCGATCCTGTTCACCAAGGGGTTTCAGGAGGGCGAGACCATCACGGTTGGCGCATCGGCCGCCGTGCGCAGCGAGAACGACCAGGCCGACATGAAGTACGTCGAGCACACCGGTGCGGCGATTGAGGCTGGCCGCCAGGCGCTGGAAGACCTGCAGGACCAGATGATCCAGACGGGCGCCGAGCTGCTGGTAGCCCAGCCAGGCGAGCGCAGCGCTACCGAGGCGAACAACGACGCCGAGGCCAATAAGTCAGAGCTGCAGCGCATCGTCGAGGGCTTCGAGGATTCCATCGACCAATGCCTGCAGCTGATGGCCGACTGGGCGCGGCTCGGCGAGGGCGGCCATGCGAGCCTCTACAAGGACTTCACGGCAGCCACGCTGACCGACGCATCGGCGCAGCTCGTCCTGAACCTGCAGCAAGCCGGCCTGATTACCAAGAAGACAGCCATCCGGGAACAGCAGCGCCGCGGCATGCTGGCGCCCGACGTGAACCCCGACGACGAGCTGGACGCCGTCGCGGAAGAGGGACCGTCGCTCGGCAGCCTAGGTACGGGCGATGGCGGCCGCGCAGACTGAAATCGTTGACGCGTCGATCCGTCATCAGATCGACCTGGTCAAGTACTCCAACGGGGTCGTTCGCAAGATCATCGCGCTATTGAATCGGGTGGATCCTGACCTGGTGGCGCAGCTGACGGCCGCCCTGGAACGCTTGGCGCCGCAAGATTTCACCGTCCAGCGCCTGGATGCCTTGCTGAAGGACGTGCGCCAGCTCAACGAGCAGGCCTACCGCCAGGTGCGGGGCGAGCTCGAAGGTGAACTGCAGGACCTGGTCAGCACCGAGATCGGCTTCCAGGCCAGCCTGTTCGATTCGCTGGCCATCGAGTACTCGACGCAGGGTGTCACGTCGGCCCAGGTCTACGCCGGCGCCATGGCGCGGCCGTTCCAGGGTCGGCTGCTGCGCGAGTGGATGGATGGTTTGGAGGCCGGCCGGGCCCAGCGAATCCGCGACGCCGTGCGCATGGGCTACGTCGAGGGCCAGACCACCGCCCAGATCGTGCGGCGCATCCGTGGCACCAAGGCAGCCGGGTATGCCGACGGCCTGCTGGAGATCGACCGGCGCCACGCCGAGACTATCGTGCGCACCGCCCTGAGCCACACGGCCGGCTTTGCCCGGGATCGGTTCTACGACGCCAACGACGACATCATTGGCGCCCTGGGGTGGGTCAGCACGCTGGACGGGCGCACCAGCCCGATGTGCCGGCTGCGCGACGGCCTGCGGTACACCACCGACCACAAGCCCATCGGCCACAAGGTGCCGTGGGGGGCCGGGCCCGGGCGGCTGCACATGTGCTGCCGGTCGACGTCGCTGCCCATCCTGAAGGGTATGGAGGACGAGCCGCTGTTCGGCACGCGGGCATCCCAGGGCGGCCCCGTCAAGGCCAGCACGACCTACGCCGACTGGCTGAAGGGCCAGTCACAGGCCGTCCAGGACGACGTCCTTGGCAAGAGCAAGGGGGCGCTGTTCCGCAGCGGCAAGCTGCCGCTGGACAAGTTCTACAACGACAAGGGCCAGACCTTGACGTTGAACCAGCTCAAGGCCAAGTTCCCGGCGCCGGCGGCAAAGGCCGGCCTGACGCTGCCCTACCAGCCGCCGCTGGGCCAGCCCAAGGACGCCATCGCCAAGTTCCTGGCGTCGCCGCAGGCGCAGCAGGATCTACTGGGCCGGCTGTACCGGGGCGAGTCCATGGACTACGCCGCCCACGCCCGGCGCGTAGCCGAGATCAAGGCGGCCGAGGGTTACAATTCGACGGTCGAATCGCTGGCTGCCGTGCGGTACTACACGGGCAGCGGTTTCCTGCCGATCAACCGGCGCATGCGCGAGACGGGCGGCACCCTGGAAGACCGGCAGTTTGCGTCGCTGACGGTGTCCAGCTTCCCGGGCATCGGCGAGCACCGCGGCGAGATCTGGCGGGCGCCGACCACCCGAGCGGCCAACGCCAACACCTGGTGGGATCGCGCGGCCGTTGGCGAGCCCCTGGACTTAGGCAACCAGCTGCTGTCATTCTCGCGAGCGGTCGAGGTGCCGGCCAATTGGGCCGGATCGGCTGACGTCCTGCTGCGCATTGGCTCGCCGCGGCACGGGGTGTATATTGAGCCGTTGACCCTGAACGGCGGCGAGCATGAGGTGCTGCTGCCGCCGGGGCTGAAATACCGGGTCGCCGGCAAGAGCACGGCGACAGTAAGAGGGCGCACCTACAGGGTGATTGACCTGGAGATCGAAGATGGCGACTGAGCAACTACGCGTGAAGGACCCGAGGACGTACACCGTCTTCGGCCTGCTCGCGGCCGGCTCGCGCTTCACCGACGACTACGGCGCCGACGACGCCGTGCGCCAGTACCTGGAACTGCACCCGGACGCCGACGAGAAGGCAGTCCGCGACGAGCTCGACGCCGAGCTGGCCAAACACACCGCCTGATGGCCCTGCACCTGGTCCCCGACGCCGACAAGCCAGTCGAGACACCGGCCGACCAGGTTCGCAAGCGCGTGCGGTCGTACGCCAAGCCCAAGGGCATGATCCAGTGCCATAAATGCGGTGGCCGCGAGGTCATCGAGACCAAGACTGGCGTGCTGACGGCCGACGGCCGCAAGTACAGCGGCGGCACGAAGAGCCTGCTGTGCGCCAACTGTTTTATGAAGGGCGAAAGGGTGGTGCTGCTGTGAAGTCCCTGGATGAATTGCGTAATGGCCCGTTGACGCTCGCGTATGACGAAAAGCGGCAGGGCTACTTTGTACTCGGTGCGGGATTTGATTTTTTCCTGTACTTCACTGGCCACTGCCTTGAGTGTGATGCGGTCCGCCGCGAAGGTGGGGACTTTGTACTACATATGGAGATTCCCCTACCACCCAGTGGGAAAGCCGATCACGATGTACTGCTCACCCAGGTCATGCACGAGTTGTCGCAATACTGGGATATCGATGGTATCCAAGTAGACCCCACCCGATACAGATAACCGAAGAATGTCCCGCTCAGTGCGGGCCTTTTTATTTCAGCCCCTCCGGCTCACACCGGCGGGGCTTTTTCATGCCCGCAAGTGGACACCGAGGGCGCGATGGGCCGGATGGCTCGCAAGTAACCGGGCGGATGCCCAGAGGATGAACGTGAAGCTCAAGACGATCGAAGTGGAAGGCAAGGTGTACGCCGAGGTGCAGGATGGCAAACCGGTGTATGTGGAAGACGACGGCAAAGAGGTTGCATTTGATGCCGTGGGGACCCGCACCACCATCAGCCGGCTGAACGGCGAGGCGAAATCCCACCGGGAGCGCGCCGAAGCTGCCGAGGGAAAGCTGAAGGCCTTCGATGGCATCGAAGACGGCGACGCCGCGCGCAAGGCGCTGGAAACGGTAAAGAACCTGGACCAGAAGAAGCTCATCGACGCAGGCGAAGTCGACAAGGTCAAGGCCGAAATCAGCAAGTCGTTCCAGACCAAGCTGGATGACGCCGAGGCCCGCGCCAAGAAGTTGGAAGACCAGCTGTACGGCGAGAAGATCGGCGGTGCCTTCGCGCGCTCGCCCCTGATCGTCGGCGACAAGGCCAAGGTCGCCATCCCGGCCGACATGGTGCAGGCGCGGTTCGGCCAGCACTTCAAGGTCGAGGACGGCAATGTCGTGGCGTACGACGCCAATGGCAACAAGCTGTTCTCGCCGGCGCGGCCCGGCGAGCTGGCCACCTTCGACGAAGCACTCGACATCCTCATCGAGCAATACCCCCACAAAGACCACATCCTGAAGGGCTCCGGTGCCAACGGCGGCGGTGCCCGAGGCGGTGGCGGCGGGGGCAACAATCCTGCGCTCAAACGCTCGGAAATGAAGCCCGAACAAATGCGGGAATTCATCGCCGAGCATGGGCGCGACGCCTATCTGCAACTGCCCAAATGAGGTAAATCATGGCTACCACGCTGAACAGCGACATGGTCATCTACAACGACCTTGCGCAAACCGCCTACCTGGAGCGCATCCAGGACGTGCTGGATGTCTTCAATGCTTCGTCTGCGGGCGCCATCCGCTTGGTGAACGACAACATCGAAGGCGACTTCAAGAAGCGCGCCTTCTACACTGTCGGTGGTTCGATCGTGCACCGCAACGTCAACACCGATGCGACCGTCACCCCGGCCAAGATCGGCTCCGGCGAAATGGTGGGGGTGAAATACCCCTGGAAGTATGGCCCCTACGCCAGCACGGAAGAAGCCTTCAAGCGGCGCGCTCGCACGCCCGAAGAGTTCTCGATCCTGGTGGGCCAGGACATGGCTGACGCCGTGATCGCGGGCTACATCGAGATCGCCTTCGCGGCCCTGGCGGCCGCCATCGGCGCCAATGCCGCCATGAACGCCTCGGGCTCGTTCGCCACCGACCACAAGAAGGTGCTGACCAAGGGCATGCGCAAGTTCGGCGACCGCTTCAACCGCGTCGCGCTGTTCGGCATGGACTCGGGCACCTACTTCGACCTGGTCGACGACGCCATCGACGAGAAGATCTACGAGGAAGCCGGGATCGTCGTCTACGGTGGCACGCCGGGCACCATGGGCAAGCCGGTGCTGGTGTCGGACCGCATCCCGGCCGACCGCATCTTCGGCCTGCAGGCGGGGGCCATCACCCTGACCGAGTCGCAGGTGCCGGGTGTGCGCAGCTATCCCATCAACGACCAGGAAAACCTGGCCCTGGGCTTCCGGGCCGAGGGCACGGTGAACCTGGACCTGCTGGGCTACAGCTGGAAGGATGACACCGCCGGCGCGAACCCGAGCCTGGCGGCCCTGGGCACGGGTGCCAACTGGACCAAGTACGCCATCAGTGACAAGGCGACGGCGGGCGTGCTGATCACGCTGACCGGTGGCTCTGGCTCGGCGTCGGCGCCGTCGGGCTCGGGTTCTGGCGTCTAAGCCATGCGCGTCGGAATCTACGCCGGCGCCAGCCATCCGGCGGTGACAGCGCTGCTGCAGGGTTTTGCCCTGTGCGGCGCCACCGCGCACGCCCGCAATTCCGCCTACCACCGCGGCGAGATCGAGAATTTCGACTTGGTCGTGGTGTACGGGTTGCGGGCGGGCTGCCGGGTGCGCGACGCCTACCAGGCCGCTGGCGTGGCCGTGGTCGTGTTTGACTGGGGCTACTTGGCGCGGGTAAACGAGCCCAGCCAAACCAGTACCGGCCACTTTCAATTCGGCTTGGGCGGGCTGAACCGGCCGCCGGCATTCGCGTGCCCGACGGATCGCTTCGACTCCCTGGGCCTGACCATTGCGGAGCAGGGCGGCGATCCGGACGGTTACGTGCTGCTCTGCGGCCAGGTGCCGGGCGATGCCGCCCATGGCTTGGACGCCCAGCAGATCGAAAGCTGGGCCCGCGAGGCCGCTGCCCACTGGCCCAACGTTCGGTACCGGCCACATCCGCGCGGCGGCATCGACATCGCGGGCCTCGAATCGGACCGCTCGCCGCTTGCCAAGGCGCTGGCCGGCGCGCGCCGAGTCGTGACGATCAACAGCAACGTCGGCCACGACGCTCTGCTGGCAGGTGTGCCGGTTCTTGCCGACGGCCCGGCGGCATATGCTGAGCTGGCCGGCGACGTTCTGCCCACGGTCGAAGCGCGCCGCGAATACTTCGCGCGGCTCGCCTACGGCCAGTGGACGGTGGCCGAAATGGCCAGCGGCGCCTGCCCGCGTTTCCTGCTCGACCACCTGGTGCCAGGTGTTGGCCCGGCTATCGAGGGCCAACGGCCGGACGATGCCGAGCCTGGCGTGCAGGAGTCGGCCGGCAGCGAAGACCCACGGCCGATCACGCCGGCGACGCCCGCCGCCGCGGTTCAAGCCCCCGCTGCTGCCAAACAGGCGCGCCGCGGGCGTGGCAAGGGGAAGGCGCATGCCGCTGATCGTTGAGGACGGCTCCGGGCTGGCCAACGCCGACAGCTATGTGTCGGTGGCCGACTGTCAGGCCTACGCCACGGCCCACGGCCTGACGTTCGACGGCGATGCTGCGGCGCTCGACGCCGCGCTGCGCAACGCCACGATCTACCTGGACACGGCATACACCTTCCGCGGCGAGCGCAAGACGTGTGAGCAGGCTCTGGAATGGCCGCGGCGCTGCGTGCCGGCCGAAGGCGTGCCGCGCGAGGTGGTGTCGGCCTGCTGCGAGCTGGGTGTGCGCGCGCTGGCCGGGCCACTCTGGCAGGATGTGGACGCCACGGCCGAGGGGGCGGTCACCGAGGAAACCATCGGGCCGATCACGACCCGGTACGCCGCCGCGCGTGGCGCGCGGGCGGACGGCCAGACCCAATACGCCGGCGTGACGGCGCTGCTGCGGCGCTGGACCGGCCCGAGCTCGATGGTCAGGCTGGTGAGGGCGTGACGTGGAAATCGGCGACGGCTTTTATCTGCCCGAGGACGGTATCGACGGCGTCGTGGTTGATCTGCTCTACGACGACTGCATGAAGCCCGTAAGCGCTGTCGTCGAGCTAGCCGATGGCGGCTATGCCGCAGTCGATCTGACGCGCGTCGAGCCGGTGACGGTGCACTGATGGTCAAGTTCAACTATGGCCGGCCGGCAGCCACGGCATTGCGCATGCTCAAGCGCTATGGCGGCCCGGTGACGCTGCGCCGGCCCGGCACAGGCGAATATGACCCCAGCACGGGCACCGTCGACAGCGCGCCGACCGACTACCCGGGCACGGGCGCCAAGTTCGACTACGAGCAGCGCAACATCGACGGCACCAAGATCCTGCAGGGCGACCAGCAGGTGTACCTGGCGGTGCAGCAGGACAACGGTCAGGCCATGCCGCGGCCGAAGGCGGGCGACCTGATCCTGATCGGCACCGAGGCCTGGCGCGTCGTCACCGCCGAGGCCATCGAGCCCGCCAGCGTACCGGTGCTGTACATCGTCCAGGTGCGTAAGTGACGTTCTCGGCCGATATCGCCAAGTTCGTGGTGCAGGCCAAGGGCAACATCGACGAAGCAGCCCGCCGCGCCACGATCCTGCTGGCGCAGGGCGTGATTCTGAAATCGCCGGTGGACACTGGCCGGTTCCGCGGCAACTGGATGTTCGCCGCCGGCGCCGTGCCGCGCCAGACGCTGACGACTACCGACCCATCAGGCCAGGCGACGCTGTCGCGCCTGATCGCGCAAATCGACACCACGGGCGCCGGCGGCATTACCTACCTGTCGAACAACCTTCCCTATGCCGTGCGCCTGGAAAACGGCTGGTCCAAGCAGGCGCCGCAGGGCATGGTCCGACTGACCGCCCAGGAATTCCAGGCCTATGTCAGCAAGGCCGCCAACGAGGTGCACAACAAATGAGCCAGCAAACGATCCGCGCGGCCTTCGAGAGCCGGCTCGCTACGTGGGCCGCCGCCCAGGTGCCGCCGCTGAAGGTCGCCTTCGAGAATGTGTCATTCGAGCCGCCTGAGGGCCAGGATTACCTGCGGGCGTTCGTGTTGCCTGCGGCGACGCGCAGCGGCGACATGGGCGGCACGCACCGCGAGTGGCGCGGCATTTTCCAGGTGACGGCGGTGACGCTCCCTGGCCGCGGGCCCGGGCGCGCCGCTCAGATTCTGGCCGCCATGGATGCGCTGTTCCCCGTCAACCTGGCCATGGTGCGTGACGGCCTGCTGGTGCGCGTGCAGGACCCGGCCAGCGCCGAGACGCCCGACGACACCGACATTGCCTACGAGTTGCCCATCAGCATCGCCTACCAGGCGCAGATCTACCTGCCCTGATTCATTTCACCGATTCACCACTTGCCCGGCCTTGAGCTGGGCTTTTTTCGTTAGGAGCCGCCATGAGCGCGATTTTCCCGAACGGCACCATCTTCTCGGTGTCCACCGCCCTCGGCGCCGCCATCGCGGTGTCGGCCATTTCCAATGCCAACCCGGGTGTTGCCACGGCCGCCGCGCCGCCGGCTGACGGTGCCATCGGCGTCATCACGTCGGGCTGGGCCGCCCTGACCGAGCGCGTCGTGCGCGTCGCCAATGCCGATTCCGGCTCGTTCGAATTGGAGGGCATCGACACCACCAATCTAACGCGGTACCCCGCCGGGCAGGGGGCTGGATCGTTCGCCGTCGCCACCGGGTTTGTCGACCTGTCGCAGGTCACCAATTCCGAGAAGTCGGGCGGCGAGCAGCAGTTCTACCAGTGGCAGTATCTGGAGGATCGTGGCGGGCGCCAGCGCCAGCGGCCGACCTTCAAGAATGCCAAAGTGCTGACCGTCACCCTCGACTACGACCCGGCGCTAGCCTGGTACAACGCGCTGGTCGAGGCCGACGCGCTACGCGAGCCAGTTGTGCTGCGCGCCACGCTGCCCAACGGCGTGCAGCTCTACTACTACGTCTACCCGTCCTTCGACGGCGACCCTTCGCTGGTGATGAACACGAACATGCAGAACGTGGCGACGTTTTCCATGATCTCGGACTTCACCCGTTACGAGGCTGCGGCTTAAGGGGCAGACATGGCTGGGAAGGTCATTTTCAAGCTGCAGCCTCCGGCCACTTTCACCGAGGAAGTGGCCATCCCGGTGCCTGGCGGCGAACCTGTCAAGATCGATATTGTCTTTCGCCGCATGACGCGGGACGAGCGTGTCGACTTCATGAAGCGCGCAGCGGACGCAACCCCGGAAAACGAAATCGACCTCTTCATGGAGATGGTGGCCGGTTGGGGGCGCGTTGATGCCGAGTTCTCCCGCGAGGCGGTTGGCCTGCTCATGCAGAACTACGAGGGCGCAGTGCCGGCCATCTTGGCGGAATTCAACATGGCGCACATCCGGGGTCGCCGAAAAAACTGATTGCCGCGGCCCAGGCGCTCTACAAGGCGCCGCCTGACCACGCTGCCCTGGCCGAATTCGGCCTGAAGCCGGAAGACCTTCCGGACGAAGAGATCGAGCTGTGGCCGGAAAACGTGCGCGTGAAGGACGCCTTCATGCTCATGGAGACGCAGTGGCGAACTGGCTTCTCCGGGCCGACCGGACTGGACTACGGCGCGTTGCCGATGGTCTTCCGGTCGCTGGCCATTTCCGACGACGACCAGGTCGACGTGTTTGACGGCCTGCGCGTCATGGAAGCCGCGGCACTCAGTGAAATGCGAAAGCAGTAGCCCGCCTCACGGGCCTTTTTTTATGGTGAAACATGCCCGATCAGGTTGCCTCCCTTGTCCTGAAGGTGGACAGCACCCAGGCCAAGGGTGCCGACGCCGATCTGGACAGCCTCGCGCAGGCCAGCCAGAAAGCTGAAGCCGCCGTCGGCAGTCTTGGAGCAAGCAGCAAGACCGCCGGGGCGGGCGTGGGGTCTCTGCGCCAGGCGGCGCGCGCTGCGCAAGCGCAAACCGAGTCCATAGGCATGTCGGCCAAGCAAACCGCCAATGCCTTGCGGATGCTGCCGGCTCAGATGACCGATATTGCGGTCGGACTGACCACTGGTCAGTCGCCTTTCATGGTCATGATGCAGCAGGGCGGCCAGCTCAAGGACATCTTCGGCGGCATCGGACCGGCGGCGCGTGCGGTTGGCGGCTACATCATGGGCCTGGTCAACCCGTTCACGCTCGCGGCCGCCGGCGCCGGGGCCCTGGCGTTCGCCTACTACCGCGGATCGGAGGAAGCGGACCGGTATAACGAGGCGATTCTGCTGACCGGCAACTACGCCGGCACCACCACGGGCCAACTCAGCGCGATGGCTGGGCGGATCGGCGATACCGTCGGTACCACCGGCAAGGCTGCTGATGCCCTGACAAAGCTGGTTGAGACCGGCAAGATCACTGGCGACGTGATCGAGCAGTTGGGCATGGCCGCCATCCAGATGGAAGCCGCCACGGGCAAGGCTGTCGGCGAGACCGTCAAGGAATACGAGCGGATCGCCGACGCGCCTGCCGAGGCGATTGCCAAGCTCAACGAGCGTTACCACTTCCTGACGGCGGCAGTCTACGAGCAAGTCAGCGCGCTGCAGCGGGAAGGCCGGGAGCTGGACGCCGCGCGTCTTGCCATGACTACCTATGCAGAGGCGCTGCAACGGCGCTCGCAGGAGGTGGTGCAGAACGTTGGCTACATTGAGCGCGCTTGGCGAGGCTTGGGCGCCGTCGTCAAGAGTGTGTGGGACGAAATGGCCGGCATTGGCCGGCCTCAAACCCTCGAGGATCAGCTCACCAGCGCGCAGGCGCGCCTGGTTCAGCTGCAGGACGACGGCTACCGGCGCGGCGCAGCCCGCCGCGTCAAACAAGTCGAAGAGGCGCGCGCTGTCGTTGATGATTTGCAGGAACGGATTCGCCTGCAGAACAAGCTCGCGGCTGACGAGCGCCAGCAAGCGCAGGTGCAGCAGGCCGCCATTCGTGCGCAAGACGAGGTCGAGAAGCAACGCGATCAGGCTGCCAGCAAGCAGGAAAAGCTGAACAAGGCACTGAGCGACTACCGCCAGAACATCGAGGCGATCCGCAAGGCGGACCCGAATAGCGCGTTCCTGGACCCGAAGAAGATAGCAGCCGACGAGGCAGCGATTCGCAAGCAGTTCGCTGATCGCGGCGCTGGCGGCTCATCCATTGCCGCCGGCGTGCGCATGCTGGAGCAGGCGCGCCAGCGCCAGGCCGTGCTGGAGCAGCAACTGGCCACCAGCGAAAAGCTGACCACCGCCCAGCAGGACCTGGCCAAGTTCGAGCAGCAGGTCGCCGACATCAAGGGCAAGCAGACTCTGACGGCCGCTGAGAGGAGCGTCCTGGCCGAGGAAGCCGTGACGCGAGCGGTGCTGGAGCGCAACGTCGAGCTGCAGAAGGAAATCCAGCTGCGCCAGGAAATGGTGCAGCTGCAGGTCATGCAACGCGCGGCTGCCGACACGCTGAACACCGACCGCCAGCGGTACACGGACGAATTGGCGTCGTTCGGCCTGGGCCCGCGCGCCCGCGAGCAGATCCAGGCCCAGCAGCGCCTGTACGAAGACTTCCGCCGACAGGCCCAGAACGCCGCGCGGGACCTGGCCCGGGGCCAGCTGTCGGACGCCGGCTACGAGAACCAGATGGAGGTGCTGCGCCAGAACCTCGCCGACCGCCTGGACCTGCAGCGGCAGTACTACGCCGACCTGCGGACGCTGGAGGCCGACTGGCGCGCCGGCGCGGCCGGCGGGCTGGCCGACTACGCCGACATGGCCTCCAACGTGGCAGAAGGCATGCGCAGCGCCTTCTCCGACGCCTTCCGCGGCGCCGAGGATGTGCTGACCACGTTCGTCGCCACCGGCAAGCTGAGCTTTTCCGACCTGGCCAACAGCATCATCAGCGACCTGGCGCGCATTGCGATCCGGCAGAGCATCACCGGGCCGCTGGCCGCTGCGTTGGGCGGGATATTTGGCGGCATCAGCGCCGCGTCGGGCTTTTCGTCGGGCGGTGCGGCTATGGGCAGCACGGCCGGCATGACGGGCACCTGGGGTGGCATGCGCGCCAGCGGTGGACCGACTGCGCCCGGCCGGTTCTACGAAGTCAACGAAAAGGGTCCCGAACTCTACACGGAGGCCGGCCGCACGTTCCTGATGTCTGGCGCGCGCGGCGGCTATGTGACGCCGCTGGCACCGTCGAGCGCAGCGACAACTGCGGCCGCGCCCAAGGTCGAGGTCAACGTCATCAATCAGGGCGGCGAACAAATGACCGCCCAGGCCAGCGGGCCGCGCTTTGACGGCGAGCAGTGGGTGATCGACGTGGTGCTGAAGAAGGCCCGGAACAACCGGGCATTCCGCAATCAACTGAAAGAGGCGGTGGCGTAATGGCAGCATTCCCGACCTACGCCCGCCTGCTGCTGGAAGGCTATTCGGAGGCGCCCGATTACGGCGTGCTGCGCACCGATATGGATGACGGCCTGGCCAAGCAGCGTGCGCGCCGCTCCAAGCCCATCGTGACACGCAGTGCGGCCGTGATGGTGCAGTCGCTCGAGGACCGGCTGGAGTTCGACCAGTGGATAGATCAGGACCTGCACGGCGGCGCCGGCTGGTTCGACTTCCGCACTCTGGCCGGCACCGTGCGGCCGGCCCGCATCGTCGGCGGCCGCATCAGCTGGTCGAGCCCTGGCGGCGGCATTTGGCTCGGCCAGGTGCAGATCGAGACGGTGGGCTGACATGCCGCATGCCTATTCCAACGCGGCGCGCCGCAACCTGTTGGCGACCAGTGCCGACGAGCCGTACCTGACGCTGCTGGAAATCCGGCACCCAGACCTGGCGGAACCAGTGCGCCTGGTCAACGACGTCGAGGACCTTACGGTCAACGACCCGGAGCTGGGCCCGCTGGTGTACGTGGCCTGCCCCTTTCGGCTGGTCAAGCCCGATGACGTCGATCAACAGGAGCCGAAGGCCAGCCTCGAGGTCGACAACATCGGCCGCGAGCTGACGCAATGGCTGGAGGCCAGCAACGGCGGCAAGGGCGCCAGGTGCCGGCTCATGGAGTGCCTGCGGTCGTCGAACGAAGAATACGCCGAAGACTACTTCGCCGAGGACTACACGCTGGCCGCCAACGTCGACATTGAATTCGACATGGAGCTCGACCTGATGGGTCTGTATGTCGACAACCAGGTGGTGGGCGGCACGCTGGGCTTCGAGGACACCCTGAATCAAGCGGCCGTCACGGTGCGCTTTGACCCAACCACGGCGCCGGGCCTGTGGTGAACCAGAACAACGAGCAGGACTGAAGAATGGCTATCACATACCGGAGCGAGAAGGGCTCGCCACTGACAAACGCGGAAGTCGATGGCAACTTCCAAGATCTGGACACGCGTGCCACGGCCAACCAGCAAGCAGCCATCGCTGCGCAGCAGGACGCAGATAGCGCCGGCGAGGCGGCCGTCAACGTGGCGGCGGCTCTCGCCACGCACAAAGCCAGCGGCGACCACGACGCGCGCTATCTGCGGCGCGACGTGCCCGACACCGCGCCGTTGCTGGGCGGCATCGCGCAGGTTGGCGTGGTCGGCCTGCCCGGCGACCTCGATGCGCTGCGCACGGCGATCCGCCAGGCGCTGTATGGCAGCGGGCCGTACCCATCGCTGGACGAGCGCTTTGTGGGCGCCGAGCGTCTGAGCCCGCGCTGGTCGTTCCTGCGTACCACAACGGCGACCCTTCGCGGCGCCGACCGCCTGCTGCACGTGGCGGCTGTGGACGAACCGCGATTCGATCATGACTCGGTAACCGGTGCCGCCCTGGGGCTGCGCCTGGAGCCGGGCGCCACCAACTTCGTCACATTCTCCGACGATTTCACGAATGGCGCGTGGACGTCATTGAACCAGGTCGCGGGCGCGCGCGGGGCTGACGGATGGTCCAGGTTGGGCGAAGACACGGCCACCGGCCAGCGGCGCCTGTATCGCAATGTGGCGGTGACGGCGGGCCGCGACTTTGTCATGTCGTTGTCGATCAAGTCCGATGTCGGCCGCGAGGCCATCGTGCTGTACCCGAACGTGGGCGGCAACGGCTGCCTGGTGCGCTTTGACCTCGCCAACCAGGTCGCCGAGGTCGTGCCGGTGGGCACCGCCACGGGGTCTGCGTGGCTGGACCGGGACGAGGGCGGCTTTCGGCTGTCGGTGCAGGTGACGTTCGCCGACATCGTGTCGGCCCTGCAGTTTGGCATGTATTTCGGGCCCACCGGCGGCCAGGGCAACGCCACCTACACCGGCGATGGCGTGTCTGGGATCTATGTCCGGCGCGCCCAGGTTGTCGCGGGTACTGCCCGCAGTTCGTACATCCCGACTGAAAGCACGGCGGTGAGCCGTGCCGACGACCTGGCCGTCATCGAAGGCGCTGAATTCAGCGACTGGTTCAATCCGGCCGAAGGCACGTTTCTCATCGAGGCGGCCAACCTGGGCGACGGCATATCGGATTCGACGATCCTGGTGATCGATGACGGCGGTACGGGGCAAGCCAACCAGATCAGCATTCGCACGTCGTCAGCCGGCCAGACTTGGCGCCTCACGCCGCGGGCCGACGGCGCCAACATCTTCAACGCCGAGCTGGGAACAGTGCCGACTGGCACGGTCTGCCGGGTGGCCTTTTCCTACGGCCCCAGTGGTTGGCTGGTGTCGTTCAATGGCGCCGCCGCCATCGTTGTCGCTGGGGCCGTGCCTGACGGGCTCTCTCGTCTCAGGTTGGGCGTGCGGGGCAGCGGGTCTGTCTCTCACATGCTGGCGCGCCGGGCCGCCTACTGGCCGATCTCGCGGGCGGCCGCTGAACTTCAGGAGCTGACATCGTGAAGCGAGCAATCCTCCGGCTTCCGGCCGGAACACGGTTCGACACTCTGACCGCAGAGCAGCAGGCGGCGATTTCCAGCGTTTTCGCGCAGTTCGTGCTGCCCATGCCGGGCACCACGGTGGCGGACGGCTACGAACTCGTCGATGGCCTGGCCGGCGACAACTTCGACCCTGCCGTCATGCCGGGCCTCGACATGGATTGGCCGGTCGTTGGCCTGTGGCAGTGGAATGGCGCGGCTGGCCTGGCGGCGCTCCAGCCGCTGGACGAGGCGGTGCTGCTTGCCCATTTGGCCCCGGTCGTGGAACTGGACGCCGATGGCAACGTGGTGGGCAGCGAGCCCGCCGTCTTGCGCATGCCGCACGCCTGGTGCGGCTGGCCGCCGGTGCTGTAACAACGCTCAACGCAGGAGCCGCCTTAGGGCGGCTTTTTTTTATGCCTCATTGGTCCGACGCCTACATAGGGCAGCCGTACATCCACGACACGGGCGACTGCGCCGTCCTGGCCGAGCGGGTGGCGCGCGAGCAGTTCGGTCTGCAGATCGGCCTGCCGGTGGTGCACGCCGAGGGCTACCGCGCGCAGGCCGCCCAGATCCGTGAATTGAAAGATGACTACGCGGAGCGTATCGACGGGCCGGTCGACGGTTGCCCGGTGCTGCTGATTGGCCGCGGCCAGGACTGCCACATCGGCGTCATGTGCTGGCTTGCCCACGAATGGTGGGTGCTGCACGCCAACCAGGATTTCGGCGCGGTGACGCGCGAGCGCTTGCGTGTGCTGACGCGCCTCCATTTCAAGGTTGAAGGCTACTACCGATGGAAAACGCAGTAACCGACCAGCGGCCGCCGCTGGTGTGCCTGCCGCACGCCGTGACGTCCGACGGGCGCCAGCTGTCCTATGCAGCCTTCCTGCCGCGCGAGACGCTGGGGGCCTACATCGAGCGCACCGGCGTCATCGTGCCGCGCGGGGCGGTGGTGGTCTGGCACAACGGCCGGCGCGTGCCGGACGCGCTCTGGCGGCGCCTGATCCCGCGTACCGGCGACCAGGTCGTGATCCGGGCGCGCGTGCGCGGCGGCGGTGGCGGCGGCAAGCTGTTCCGCACGGTGGCGCTGATTGCGCTGACCATTGTGGCGAACGTGTACGGCGCGTCCCTGGGTACGGCGTTGGGGCTGACCGGCAATCTGGCAACGGCGGTCGGGACGGCCGCCATCATGGTCGGCGGCACGCTGGTCATCAACGCATTGCTGCCGCCGCCGGCGGCCACGAACATCGGGTCGAACGACAAATACACGTCCAGCCCCACCTATGCCATCCAGGGCGGCCGAAATCGGCCGCGACAGTGGGAGCCCATGATCCTGGTGTTCGGGCGCCATAAGGTGGTGCCGGATCTCGCGGCGAACCCCTATACCGAATACGTCGGCGACGATCAGTACCTGCGCCAGGCCTTCCACTTCGGGCTGCAGCCTGACCTGAACATCGGCGAGATTCGCATCGGCTCCACGCCGATCAGCGAATACAAGGGCGTTCAGGTGACGCGCTCCGACACCGCGACCGGCGCGCTGCCTTCCATCGCTGGCAACGTCGACACGCTGCAGGGCTTCGAGCTGCGCTATGCCGACGGCTGGAACAGCCGCACGACGCCCGACGACACCGAGGCCATCGAGATCGAGCTGGCCGCGCGGCTGTTCGCCATCGACGAAGACGACGGGTCGTTCCTGACGCGCAGCGTACTGGTGCAGATGGAGTATCGCAAGGTCGGTGCTGCCGACTGGATCGGCCTCGGGAACATCAAGGATCCCGTCTACGCGAAAAATTATTGGTCGCTGGGCCGCATGACCACGTCGGGCAACGGAGAAAGCACGGGCACGCCATTCTGGCAGCAGGTCGATTATGGGTCAGCCGACCCGACCGAGCATACAGAAGGCGAGACCGTTACGAGCTGCAGCGGCACGGGTGGCGATGCGGGCTACCACTGCGTCACGTACAGCTGGCGCTGGATGGCGCACCCGTACGCCATGAATCGCCCCTGGCGCGGCCTGGCGCCCAATCCGCTGCTTGGCTACACCGAAACCGACGGCTACCGGCTGTCGGGGCGCTCGTCGGACATCGTCCGCAAGACCGTTACCGTCGAGGTCGAGCGCGGCCAGTATGAGATACGCATTCGCAAGCGCACGGCGGACCTGGATGGCAATTCCGAATCGAACGCCACGTCGGTGTCGCAGATCCGCGCCTACCAGGCCGACGACGCCGACTACACCGGCCAGTTGCGGCTGGGCGTCAGCATTCGGGCGTCGGCGCAGCTTAACGGTGCCATCGACGAGCTGAGCGCCATTGCTTCGGCGCAGTGCTGGGTGTGGACAGGCACCGCCTGGGAAATTCAAGAAACCAGCAATCCGGCGTGGTGGTACCTCTGGTACGCCCGCGGTAAACGCGACAAGGATGGCCGCCGCTTGTACGGCGCTGGCCTCGTTGACACGCGCATCGAGATCGAGGCCATCAAGGCCTGGGCGGCCTGGTGCGACGAGAAGAAGTTGACCTTCGACTATGTCCTGGATCGGGGCGCCAAGATCGGCGACGTACTGCAGCGGATCGCGCGCGCCGGCCGGGCCTCGCCTTCCTGGCAGACAGGGCGGCTCGGCGTGATCTGGGATGCCGCTGATCTGCCTGTTACCGCGATGTTCGGCCCGTTCAACATCAAGGCCGGCAGCTTCAAGATTGAGTACATCAACGACGGTACCGCCGACGAGGTCGTCGTCAATTTCGCCAACAAGGACCGGGACTACGACCTCGACGAGGTACGGGTGCCGGTGCCTGGCGCCGCGGTCACGAACAACCCGCTGACGGTGGACCTGGAAGGCTGCGTTCACGACGAGATGGCCGGCAAGGAGGCGAACCTGCTGGCTGCCTCCCAGGTCTGGCATCGCCGCCGCGTGTCGTGGGAAACCGATATCGAGGGCTACGTCGCCAGCCGCGGCGACGTCATCCAGATGAGCCACGACCTGACGGTGTGGGACTACTCCGGGCGTCTGATGCCGGGTAGCGGTGGCCAGACCATGGTGCTGGACAAGGCGGTGCCCTCAGGTGGCTCGGGCATCGTCATGCTGCGCTCGCCCGAGGGCCGCATGAAGGTGGTGTCGGTGGTGTCTGATGTCGGCGAGATCGACCGCTTGACCATCACGACGCCGCTGGACGGCGACGACGACGGCGAAGAGCCTTTCCCGATGCCTGGCGACGACGGCTACGACGGCGTGGTGCCCATGGACTGGGCGTGGTTCTTCGGTCCGCTGGCCACGCCCGGCCGGCGCCTGAAGGTCACCAAAGTCAAGCCCAAGGTCGACGGCGTGGCGTTTTCCGCCATCGACGACGATCCGCAGTACTACCTCAGCGAGAACGATCCCTATCAGTACACGCCGCCGCGCGACGGCGCGCTGCTGGGCGGCATCGTGCTGGGCATGCAGTTCGGCGAGACCATCCGAAACATTGCGGCCGACGATATCCAGGTCCAGGTCAGCTGGGCGCTTTCGGTGTCCGGCACTGCCAATGTCGACGTGGCGGTCAACGGCGTGGCGGCGACGAGCATTACCACGGGTGGCCGCCAGATCCTGATCGATGCCAAGACGAACGACGTGCTCGAGGTCACGATCCGGCCGACGGGCTTGAACGGCGCCGGCCAGCCGGTGACACGCGAGTATCTGGTGCAGGGCCTGCTGGCGCCGCTGCCTGCGGTTGTCGGGCTGACCAACGTCTTCCGCGATGGCCTGACCACGCTGGTATGGAACCCTGTGGCCGACGTTCGGGCGCCGGGCTTCGAGATCCGCGTCGGGCCGTCCTGGGACAACGCGCGGCCGGTGGCCACGGTGGCCACCAACGAATACCTGGTGGCCGGCAATGGTCTGCACTGGGCGGCCGCGCGCTACACCGCCGGCGGCACGACCATCTACGGCGCCGCGGACAGCATCCTGTTGTCGGGTGCGGCGCTCGAGCGCAACGTGCTGATCTCGCAGGACGAGGCGCCCGCCTGGGGTGGCACGCTGTCCGATGGTGCGGTCGTGGTCAATAACGAGCTGACGCTGGCCGGCTCCACGGATCTGCTCGAAGAGCCCGACATCCTGGCGCTGGATGACGTGCTGCTGGGCGCAGGCGTGGTGGAAGCGGCGCTATACACCATTGCGGAAGCCGACCAGGTCGATATCGGCTACGTCGCCGGCGTGCGGCTGGATTTCCTGCTCGACTACTACGCCATCAACCTGAATCAGAACATTCTGGCCGACGCCGACATATTGGCCAACGACGACATTCTGAACGGGTCGGACGCCCAGTATTACCGTGTCCAGCCGCAGTTCCGAGTGGCAGGCGAAGACGGCGTGTTCGGGCCCTGGCGCAATCCGGTGCCCGGCGTGGTCAGCGGCCGGTACTTCGATTTCAGGCTGTCGCTGGCCACCCAGGTGCCGACCATCATCCCGTTCGTACGGCATTTCACCTGGGTGGTCGATGTGCCTGATCTGATCCAGCAGGGTACCGATGTCACGGTTCCTGACACGGGTTTGTCGGTGGTCTACGGCAAGGATTTTCACGCTCAGCCGAACACGCATATCGCCATCCTCGATGCTCAGGATGGCGACCGCTTCGTACTGACCAATCAAACGCTTTCTGGGTTCGACGTGCAGGCCATGAATGGCTCCACGCCCGTCGAACGGCAAATCAACTGGCGCTCTCAGGGGTACTGATGTCGAACGCACCTATCCAAGTTTCCACCACGTCGCCGCTGCCTGGTACGCAGCTCGTAAACGAGATCAACGCGGCGCTTCAGGCGCTGGGCACGAACTTCTCCGGCGCGACCGATCCGGCCGCCAACGCGGGGCCGTACATGATCTGGGCGGATACCAGCACGGGCCGGCGGCGCATGCGCAATGGCGCTGGTACTGCCTGGATCGACCTGGGCCCGTTGCAGGCCGAGGCAGTGGACCCAATCGACGGCGCCTTGATGGCCTCGCAGGCATGGGTGTTGAAGAAGTTCGGGGCGCTGGTGCCGTGGCTGACGTTTTACGACAGCGTGCCGGCCACCAATGTCTCGGTCGGCAAAGATATCTACGTCAACGGCATCGGCATCTGCTACTGGGATGCGACGGATGAGGTCTATTACCTGCGCCAGGACTTCAGCACGCTGGTGACCTTCACGACCAGTGGCTCGATCACGATTCCGGCCTACATCAAGTCGGTGCGGCTTTCGGGCTGCGGCGGTGGCGGCGGGGGCGGTAGTTTGGGTGGTGGGGGTGGTGGGGCCAGCATTATCGAATACGAAGTCGAGGTTGCGCCGGGGTCCGCTTACGCGGTCACGATTGGCGCCGGTGGCTCTGGTGGCAATCCTACTGGTAATGAAGGTGGTGCTACGAGCTTTGGTTCTTTGCTAGTCCTCGCCGGCGGTGGGGGGGGCTCCGGCGGCAGCGGTGGCGGAGGCGGCGCGGCGACAGCACCTGCGATACCGGGCCAAGGCGGTACGGATGCATCGAGCACCGGCGTCGCAGGCGAGGGGGGCAGCTCAATGTTCGGCGTGGGCGCAGGCACCAACAACGGCTCGCCCACGGTTAACGCAGCCATCGGTTATGGCGCCGGCGGCAACGGTGGGCGGGGTTCTCCTGGGTACAGCGGTACGCCGGGCATTCTTCACGTGAGGTATTGAAATGCGCGCACACATTGTGTCGAGCGGAATCGTGGTCGATACGATCATGGTCAACAATCTGGATTACGACGCGGGCCCGGGCAAGACGGTGATCGACGGCAGCATCGGGGGCATCGGCTGGACGTACGCCAACGGGGTTCTGACGCCGCCAGCGGGCGCAGCGGTGCCAACCGTTCCGCAGTCGGTCACGGCGGCGCAGGGCGGCATCGCCTTGATCCAGGCGGGGCTGATGACTGTTGTGCAGGAGGCGGTTGACGCGCCGGATACGCCCGCCGATGTGAAGTGGGCCTGGGCGCGCGCCGCCACCTGGGAACGGGGCAGCGCTGCGCTGGCGTACCTGGCCGACAAGGCGGGGATCACGGCGCAGCAGATGGACGATCTATTCGTGTCCGCAGCTGAGATCGAAGCGTAGGACAGGTGTAGCCTCCCTAGGAGGCGAAGCGCGCAGCATGTACCCGGAAAGATGGAGGATTCTACGGGAGGGCGGGTGCCAGCACCTCTCGCAATCGCGTCGCGCCACCATCGGTAAGGTGATGTTTGTCGCGGTACAGAGTATGCCCGTCTTCGGCCACCAAGCATCCGCGCTCGTCGCACAAGAACGGCGCTGGATCCAGGATCGTGAAACCATACTTGTCCTGCAGGGCGCGGATTTCAGTTTCAACCTTGTGCTGGCGTGCCCGGTGATGGGACATCGTCGGGCCCATTTGCTCAGCGCCCCGTTCTCGCATGCTTCGCATGGCCTTCTCAAATGGCATTCGATTCGATGCCAGCAGAGGTACGTCCAGCATCAGAAATATCTGGCGGCCAGGGCGTGATAGTTTTTGCAATGTGCGCTCGAGTCCGGCCGATAGAATTGACTCGCCTTCCGCTCGGGGCGCCCCGCGCAGATCGCTGAAGGCCTCATCGGTGCCGACCCAATAGCCGGCCAGGATGATGCGGTCGATCGGTGACTTGGCGAGGTAGTCCATTACAGCCTCCGTAATCCGCAGGCATAGCGGGCGTGTAGGCGGCACAGCATCGAGCATCGGCACACAGCCAGCGAAGGTGAGTGCGATACCTTTTATGCCCCGTTCCTGAGCCAGCAGGTCAGCGCCAGCCGTCCACATGCGGGCGTGTGAATCGCCGGCCAGGGCAAACTGTGGCGCGCGGCCCGCGTTGACGCCGAGTGGGCAACCTGCCGCGCCGGCGCGGATCAGGTCCAACTCGGGTTTACCTTCGCACGCGAGGCCGGGTTTAACCGAGACGTCCTTGTCGAGTTGCTGAACGGCAGGCAACAGCGGTTGCTTGATCGGTGAGCCCTTTGTGACGATTCGTTGAGCCAGTAGGCCAGTTCCGTAGCATGCCGCCAGAGTGATAGCGGCGACGGCTAGGACGATCCAATCCGGTACGTTGTTCCAGCCACGGCGGAAAGGCTGTTCGAGGAATCGCCACGACGCCCATGAGATCGCCAGGACCAGCACCAGAATAGCGCCCACTGGGATCGTTGGCAGCGAATGCGCGCTCCAGCCGGCCGAGCGCATGGTGACTAGCAGTGGCCAATGCCACAAGTACATCGAGTACGAAATCAGCCCGATCCAGACCAGCGGCCTCAGGCCGAGCATGCGGCTGACCCAGCCTGCCTGTGCGCCGCCGCCTGCGTAGATGACAAGCATGGCCCCAACGGTGGGTAGCGCAGCGTGTAGACCCGGGAAGGCTGTTTCAGTGGTGTACGCAAAGACTGGCCATAGGATCATCGATAAGCCCACAGCTCCAGCGACATTGGCCTGCATCAAAGTTCTGGGTGCGCCGGCGCCGGCTACAACGCGCGAGGCCAGCAAAGACCCTAGTGCGAGTTGCCAGGCGCGCGCCGGCAGCGTGTAGAAAGCTGCAGCAGGATCATGGCGCATCAGCCAGAGGCTGATGGCAGCACTCAGCGCAACAAGGATTGCTAGGGCCGTCGTCAACCCGCGTTTGCTGCCGGCCCAGAACCACAGCGCTAGCAATGCGGGCGTGACGACGTAGAACTGCTCTTCGACGGCCAACGACCATGTGTGTAGAAGTGGTTGGCTCGCGAGGGCGCTTTGCTGCCAGTAGTCGTTCTGGGTGTGCCAGAAGAGGTGATTGGAAAAGAAATATGCCAGCTTTTCGGCCGCGCGCCCGGCCTCCTTAAAGTCGGCCGGCAACAGGAAGAAGAAGCCGGCCACGAGCGTGGCGAACACCATCGTTAACAGTGCCGGGAAGATGCGCCGCACACGTCGCGTGTAGAAATGGCACAGCGAGAACTGGCCGGCGGCAAAGTCGACGAGCAGCAGTCGCGTAATCAGGTATCCCGATATAACGAAGAAGACGTCGACACCGACGAAGCCGCCGCTGAAGGGGGATATTTCGGCATGGAACAGAACGACCGGGATGACGGCCAGTGCACGTAGGCCGTCAATGTCGGGCCGGTATTTCATTCGGGGTTTGCGCAGTTGATGAAAGTTTCGGATTGTAAATCAGCGTCCGCTCAATGCGGCTTTTTGCCTGGACGAAATGAATGAACGAGCACCACGACGTCGCCGCAGCAGCGCAGTTCGCGCAGTTGGCTGAGAGCCTTTCGAACCAACGTGAAGACATCAGGGACATGAAGGCCACGCTCGAGCGCATGAGCCAGAGCATGGTGCAGATGGCGACGATGCAGCGCGATCTGATTTACGTCGACGAGAAGATCCGCTACTTGCTGGGCGTAGCTGATCAGCGTGGGCCGGCAATGGCCGCGCTGGACAAGCGCCTGACGTCAGTGGAGCGCTGGAACCGGATCGTCGGCGTCGCGATCCTGTCATGCACCGGCGTCGTCGGCTGGGGCTGGCAAAAGGTCGATGAAATGTACAGGCTGGATCAAAGGGTTGCCATTCTTGAGTTGCTGATCAACGGGAAGCAGGTCGAGCGCGCGCTGGGCAATCCGCCTACGGCGGTGGGGGAGAAGTAATGGATTTCGATATGGCATTCGAACGCCTGATCGGGCACGAGGGGCGATTCACCAACAACCCCAAGGACCGCGGCAACTGGACCAGCGGCAAGGTCGGCCTGGGCTCGCTCAAGGGCACGAAGTTCGGAATTTCGGCCATGGCCTACCCGCACCTGGACATCAAGAACCTGACCGTCGAGCAGGCCCGGGCAATCTACCTGGCCGACTATTGGAAGCGCGCCGGCGCGGACCAGTACGACGGGGCCATCGGCTTCCAGGTGTTCGATTCCGCTGTGAACCACGGCATCGAGAACGCCGTCCGCTTCCTGCAGCGCGCAGTCGACGTGGCTGACGACGGCGATGTCGGCCCGATTACCCTCTCCGCCGTCAAGGCGCAGACCGTCACCGACGTGCTGATGCGGTTCAACGCCGAGCGGCTGGAGTTTTTCACCAAGCTGTCCACCTGGGACGAGTTCGGCAAGGGCTGGGCGCGTCGCGTGGTGGGCAATCTGCGGTACGCCGCGAAGGATGCATGACCATGAAGCTGCAACTTGTCGAAGACTGGCGCCGCGGCCGGCGCTGGATTTCCGTGAACTGCATGGCGGCTGTGGCTGCCATTCAGGGCACCTGGATGCTGATGCCCGACGACCTGAAGGCGGGCATCCCGTCCAGCTGGGTGAGCGGTGTGTCGGTCGCCACGCTGGTGCTGGGCGCGCTGGGCCGATTCATCAAACAAGGGGGCGCCGATGCTGACAAGCCTGCTGAGTAGCTTCAGTGGCTACATCGTGGCCGCGGTGGTGGCGCTGGTGGCTGTGGCAGGCGCCTACCTGCGCGGCCGCGCCAGCGGCAAGACAGCCGAGCGCACGGAGCGCGGCGCCAAGATCAACGACCAGGCCGCTCAGGCGCGCCGGGAAGCGCAGGAGGTGCGCAATGAAACGGCTGCTATGGCTGACGATGCTGTTGCTGCTGAGCTGGCAGATAAGTGGGTGCGCAAGCCGGCCGGCAAGGGTGGGCGTTGAGTACTGCGATCACGCACGGCCGATCTGGTTTGACACGGCCGAGCAGGTAGAGGTGACGCCCGCGCCCGTGCGTCGGCAGATCCTGGATCATGACCGGACCTGGGAACGGCTGTGTGGCCGGAAGTAGGGCAACATCAATCCCAGGTGATGTACCAGCCCTGGTAATAGCGGGCGCCCTCAATTTCTTCGAACCCTCGCACCATCATGGCCCGGTCGGTAGAGAAGGTAAGCAACTCGACGTCCATCAGGTCCGGAATTGGCGACGGCAGCGCCGCGCCGCCGTTCATCCGCATGACCCTGAAGCACTGGACATAACGGCGCATGTTCTCCCGGTAGATCGAATACATCGAAATGGGGCCGGGTACGGGCTTCCAATCCCGCTCTTGCAGCTGGCGTCCGTAGCTGTGGGTTCGTCGAACGGTGCAGGCTGGCATAGCTTGCTCCCCTATCGACTGCTGCGCCGGCCCTGGAAGCGCCTGTGTAGACGGCCGCGCACACCGGGCCGGGTCTCTGTGGCGGTCGTCATGACCTGGTCTTCGCCAAAACGCACGCGGTCGCCCACCTGAAAGCGGCTGGCCGTCACCAGCTGCTCAACGATGATGCCGTCGTAGTAGCCGCCAACCTTCGCCGGCTTGGCGACGACACGCACGGGTATCCACCGCTCGGTCGAGTGCGCGACCAGCCGAACCGTTTGGCCCTCGGCCAGTTGCAAGGCGCCAGGCATGCGATGCGTGTCGTGGTGGCCCACCGTCACCCGGAACTCGTTGGGTCCGTGCAACACGAATGAACCACGGATTTCGAGCTCAAGCGCTTGAACGTCGGAAAGCGCCTGGTCGAGTTCCGCCGCGGCGCAGCCCTGGAGCTGAGCTGCGTCAGCTGGGGTCATGCTGTCGACGACGACAGAGCGCGCCGCCGCGCGGGCAGTCGCGGGTACGCCCAGCAGGCGGGCGATGAGGTCGAATTGGTAGCTGGTCATGCTTAAGGTGCTAGAAATACTGGTTATTTGTACAGTATATCTAGTCCCGAAATCGGGGCCATGTCCCTTATTTTGGCTCCGGCGTGGCGACCAGCGCGTCGGCCGGGTAGGGCTGCAGGAAATCCCGGGTATCAGCTGCCGGCGCGGTCAGCCAGTCGTCGTAGGCGCCATCCGGCAGGATCACTACCATCCGCTTCTCGTCGTTGGGCCGGTGGTACTCGCGGAACAGCGGGTGGTGGTCGGCGTTGATGGTCAGCATGGTGTAGCTGAGCCGCCAGTTGCCGTCGGCGTCCTTGTGCTGATCCCACAGGCCTGCGATGCCCAGCGGCGCGCCGTCGGCTCTGGTGAACCTGGTCGCCACGGCCTTGCCCGAGCGCCAGTCCGGTTCATAGACAGCCTCGGCAGGCACGATGCACCGCTGACCCTTACGCCAGGCGTTGCTGAAGGTGAAGGACTTGTGGGCGGTTTCGGATCGCGCATTGAACGTCGACAGTTTCTCCGCCTTCGCCAGCCCGTCGGCGCGCGTCATGCCCGAAATCAACCCCCAGCGCCCGATCTCCACCTCCCGCTCTGGGACGGCCTCATCCCCGGAATCCCATTCGGGCGGTCTTCTGACGAACTCCCCAAGGCGGCGCGGCCACATGTCCCAGTTTGGCGGCAGAGGAATGCCCCGGGTGCGGAAGTACTTCTCCAGCTGCTCGCGCTTTTTGATGCCTTGGTAGTGGCTGCACATGCCAATCATCCTGGCTAGGAACTTAATTATCGCCCTTCCGCTTACTTTCCCAAATTTTTTGCAGCCGATCGGATAGCGACTTCTCTACACGAACTTTATATTGCTGGCCAACGGATGTGCCAAAAACGAAGTTCAGTCTTTCGAAATTAGCGGAATTTTCGGTGCCAGTGAACTTCTCCACCATCGAAGCCCACTGTTCAAATGGATGGCACCACCGAGCCTCTGCCCCATCGTCAAGCACAACGGGCAGTGAGCTGGACAAACCATCGGCCTGATCGGTCATCTGGACGAAGTTCTTTTTACGTCGCCAACCGGTCACGTACTCCCATCCGATGAACGTGACCTTTGCAGGACGGCGCCCGGTGTTTATTACCTCGAGCAT